ATAGCGATGCGCCCATTGCATTTGCGACAGAACTCAGCCACGGAGAGCCTCCTCCCACCCGGACAGGGCGTATTCATCTTCGCAGCGGTATTCGCCGTTCTCCTCGTCCTCATCGGTTTCCGAATCACGGTCTTCCCAACAGCAGTCGCACTTGCAATCGTTGTCGTCGTGACAGTAGCACCAGCACTCGTATCCATTGTGTTCACATACGTGGTCAGCATCCATTGTGTTTCTCCAAGCGTTCATTGCGGATATCAATCTGTCGTGCAGCGCCTCGGGTATGCGCTGCGGCATCTACGAGCAGGCGGCGAGCCACCCACTTCTCCCGGTCATTGCCGGGAAGGTTCTGACATTCCTCTGCAAGGCTTTCAAGCAGATCGGTCAGGTCTAACAACTGCTCAAACACGGGTTGAGTCTTTCCAGTCGGCCACGATCTTGGCGATATTGGTGGGCAGATCGGTGGCTGACGCAAGGTACGTCAAGAGGGTGTGCGACAGCCCGTAATAACGCTCAGTGCTGTCACGCAGGCGGTCGATCTCGTCCGCAGCGTCGGACATAATCCTGACCGACTTTGCCGAACCGACGTACTTGCGCAGCACGGGAACGATGTCTACGTACATCAGAACGACTCCTCGTAGCCTTCAAGCCATGCTGCATCTGCAAGGTCTTTGTACTCCATCTCGGAGACGTAACCGTACGGCGTGTCTACTTCTGCGTAGGGTGCAGATTCTCTGCGAACGTCTTCAGATCGGCTGGTGTGATCGCTTGGATATCGCTCTTCTCCAAGACTGCTGCCAGCCCCAGAAACAGGTTTGCCGCAAGAATCTTGATGAAGGCCGGTTCCGCTCTCAGTCGGTTGCTCATCTGTCATGTCTCCAACACTATCGAAACTTTGAACGATTATCAACTAGAAAGCAGAAATTCTTTGAGACTCTGAAAGTCCAACGGCAGCGATCCGGTTTTCTCATCAAACTTACCATCTAGGAACGCTCCAGCGACAGCCATCTTCTGTTGAAGTTGTCCTAGCATTCGCTCTTCGATGGTGTTCTTCCCATAAAGATACAGCACGGTGATCGTCTTGAAGGTTGAGGATGTCCGGTCGATGCGGCTGATTCGCTGCGACAGCGTTCCAGAACTCCAAGGCAGGTCATAGCAGATTAAGTGGCTACCCTTATCCAGATTTACGCCGTACGCACCGGCATCGCTGGACAGGAACACACGCACGTTCTGGTCACCGTTAAATGCCTGTATCCGCTTGTCACGGTCCATCGTGGCAACGTCACCAGTGATCTTGACAGAGGTGATGCCCTTCTTTATAAGGATATTCTCTATGATGGCTAACATCGGTTTGAAATATGAGAACACCACAACCTTGTGGACTGGATCCTCATTCAGGATTTCATCGATTAGTTCAATCAATGCATCTAACTTGGCCGACTTATCGACACCTACGAGATCACCGTTGGCTCTGAGTTCGGCGGCGTAGGCAGAACCACTGCTGACGTTGGGGTCATCGAACTCGTTAGCGGATGCGCTAAGTAAATAAGGGTGGCTTGCAAGCATTCGCATCGCCAGAAGTTTGGACATCACAACGCCCTTAAGGGCATCGTTATCTGTCTTTGCGGCCCGACCATATTGGGCAAAGAGGTTGAAGCCCTGCACGTTGCCGTTAGCCATAGCATTGTCAATAGCAGCAATTAAGTCCAACTTAATTGTCTCGTGGAGTTTGAGGGTTGCCGCATCCATCGGGATAGGAATCTCAAGAGACACCATCTCAGGAAGCCACTCCTTGATGTCCTCTCTGGACTTGCGGTACATGACCTCACTCATGCACTCAAAGAGTGTGTGCAGGTTCTTGTACGAGCGTGGCCTGCCGTAGTTATCACGGGTGATGAAGGTGCGGTCGAACTTGTCGAACGGGCCTAGGATGGTCGGATCAACGAACTCCATGATGGAGAACAGTTCCTCGGGCCGGTTCTCTACGGGCTGGCCTGACAGAGCATATCGGTATTTGACCATACGCCCAAGTGCCTTAAGACGCTTGGAACGCTGTGCGGTGAACGACTTGATCGTGGTGCATTCATCGCTGACCAACCAGTCCCGTGGGCAGAACTTCTGGATGGCATCCCAATCATTGACTAGGCATTCGTAATGAAGCACAACGTAATGAAAACGACGAGCGTGACGATACTGAAGGTTGCGAGTTTTCTTATCACCATCAATTACCAATACCCTCGCTTCTGGGTCGAACCGGTTGATCTCACGCACCCATTGGAACTTGGTGCTGTTCAGGGCGAACACCATCCCCTGAGTAGCCTTGCCCTCTTCCCGTAAACGACGGGTAATGCCGATGGTCGCTGCCGTCTTACCGGCACCCATCGTTAGGGCGATCAACAGGTTCTGGCGCTCAATGCCTTTCTCAATTACCTCTAACTGATACGGGCGGTACTCAATCAACTCAGCCCCATTTGCAGGGTCCTCTTCCAAGCATGTTGAATGACCATATCAGATTCCACGTCGCCCAAATCTTTTTCTGAGATTCCTGTGTAGATAAAGGGTATGGCTAGAGCGCCTAACTTCTTGATGATCTTTAGTGTACTACTTGTTGCTTCCCTGCCGGGAGGATCGTTGTCCAGCGCCAGAACTATGCGATTGAAGTTTCGTGCCAGCAAGCGGCACTGCTCAACACTTACCCACGCACCAAGTGACGACACAGCGGGGATTCCCAATCCGTAAAGACGGACGGCATCTAACGGGGATTCGACCAGCGCAATGGTGTCGTACTGACGCATCGCTGTGATGCCGAACAGTGTCTTTGATTTTTCAACATTCTTCGGAAGGGTGAGTACCGAACCCTTTTGTCGATACTGTGCCCCTATCAACGTGCCGTCGTATGACCGTATTGGCATCACCCAGCAGCGCTTACGTGGATCCCAACGAACTTCGTACGTGTCAATGGCATCCCGGTGAAGGTTGCGCCTGCCGAGAAGATTATCCGGTACGTCCTCCATAAGATTCTCGAGCGCCCAGTCGGTCAGAAGTGGCTCTTCCTCAGGGATATCGGCCTTTGAAACAGCCATCTTCTGCATGAAAGATGCCCGTGCAAGTTCGGCTTCAAGATTGTCTGGGGCAGTTCCGGTCAGGTCGATCAGAAGGCCGGTAAGCGTCCCCTTGTAGCCACACGAGAAGCAGTTGTGCAGGTAGGAATGCTTGTTGATTGACCATGACGCATGACGGTCAGGACGACCTAGACGATGTAAGTGCCTAGGGCATGAGCCACTGATCTCCTTGGCCGAATCACGTAGGTTCTTGACACCAGCGTTCTGAAGAATGCCGACAAGATCAATCGTCGTCATCGTCCCACCCAGAGGTCTTAGCGGCAGCAAAGTTCTGGGTGTCGATTTCTGCAACATGACCACGGTCCCAGTCCCACTCAATGAACATTTCCTTACGCGGGCCTGAGCGTGATTCGATGACGTGGAACTTCGACATGTTCGTACCGTCTTGACGCTCAACACCAAGGACGAGGTCAGCGTCCTGTCCGAACGCTGATGTGTATCCGATGCTTGCCAGATTCAGGCCACCACGAGAACGGGACACGAGTGACTGCGTGGAGACGACCACAGGGATGCGATTCGACTGGGCGAGCCTCTTGATGGATCGGGAGATGTCGGTCAGTGCGGCAGGGGAACCTTTCGGTGCGGTGCGTGGGTCAAGGTCTGAGTCCATGAGGTACACGCCGTCAATGAACACCACGTCTGGCCGGTACTGCTGGATCTTGGACTGGATGCCTGCTACCGATGTTGCGGACGAGATGTCCGATGAGAAGTAGAACGGCTGTCCGTTCTTAAGATTCTTAAGTGCCTTCGATATCGCAATAAACTCTGCCAGCGAGGTCGTGCCGTTCAGGATTTTGGTGAGGCCAACACCGGACAACATCGATGTGAGTCGGTCCTCCTGTTCGGCATTGCTCATCTCAAAGCCCACGAACAAGGGTGTACGGCCGTACCTCCAAGCATGCAGAGCCATGTATAACAATACAGATGACTTACCGCTCTTCGGAACGCCGGTAATGACGATGAACTGTTCTGGCTGAAGCCCACCGGTCACGTAGTCAAGACCGTTGAAGCCTGTCGGCAGACCACGCAGGTGGCCGGGATTCTGGCGGCGCTCACCGAGCCGACTGATAATGTCATTGAACGAATAGGTAAGGTCGGTATCACGGGACCCACTGACCTCCAGTCGTGCCTTGACAAGAACGTCCTGAAGAATCTGCCGCACCTTCTGTACACGCTCAGGCTCTTCATCGTCGGCAATGACGGTCGCAATGCTGTTCAGTGCGGTGCTATAGAGAGTGTCTTCCCGGCGCAGTCGAATCTGATCGATGAAGTACGAGAGCGGCTGGGGGTCGTCTGTCCATGTGTAGGTGGGGAAGGTTCTTCCAACGACACCGGCATCGGGTGCGACACCGTAGTTCTTCCAGTGGTCAAGCAGGTACGTAAACACACGTCGGTACTTGTCATCGGGAAAGAATTCCTCAGTGATACGGCAGTCAATGAGTTCACGGAGGTCCCCATTGAGAATTGCCTTGCTGAGAAGAGCGTGCTGAATATCCATTTACCAATCGCTGCCTTTGGTAACTGCTACACCTTTTTGCCCATAACGCTGTAGGCGTTCCTTATCGCTGTCGTACACGGCCATGATCTCTGGCCGGTACCGCAACATGAACGTCCACTCATCAAAGGGTTGGTATTCGCAGACGTTAATATCTATGCCAATTCGGTTGAAGAATTCTGCTGCTGTGTTTGCCACTTCTTCCGACAGGAAGGTTACTACATCAATAGCAGTGTCTTCAAATGTACGCTTCATGTACACAAGTCGCTTCAGGGGAATGTCAAGCCAGTGGTACGAACGGCTCACCTCACGGTGAAGTTTCACACGCTTGGATTCCTCTGCGAGATCGACCAGTACACCTTCAAGGACTACCACCATTCGGGGGATAGCCCACTCAGATAGATCGCCCTTTTCCATCAGACGTTCGGGTCTGCTGTGCGATGGATGATTGCAAAACGTGAGCGGAGGGCTACCGCCCACTGGGTGCCGAATTTCTCAGGACTGACCTGTCCCGAGATGATCGTGATGAGTCCCTCCTTGGTTCGCTTATCTATATATGGAAGTACGAACTTCTTGAAGAACTCTGAGTCAGTTTCCTCAAACACGTCATCGATCCAAGTCAAGGGAGCAGACCATAGCGTCTCAAAGAACAGGTCCAACGTCATCCAGTCCTGCCATACGGCAAAATCCGAGCCGTTCTGACGGAGGATGTCCCGCTGAATCCATTCACGCCGAATCTTGGACAGCAACTCTGAGGCACGGACATACTGCGCCGGTCCCTTCGTCACGATCTCTGCATGCTTGCGGAACTCGCTGCGTGCGTACTTTGCGGCCGTCGATGTGCCAGAGCAACGTGGACCCCAAACCCATAGGCCGGTTGGCCCTGAGGCTGTCATGGCATTAGAGACAAACTCGTCAACGGCTTCGCGTACCGCTGGGTTGAGTGTCACGACCCCCATGTGGTGTCCCGATCAATGGCAGCGATGATGGATGCCATCGTCTCCACAGTGTCGGGGTCCAAGTACGCAATGATCTGATCCATGCGGACCTGTCCCAGTTCTAGGAAGTTGTGGATGCAATGCAGGGTATCAGCCAACTCCAACCCGATATCAGCAGGGATGCAGACATCGAACAGGGCGGTCTTCAGGACATCAGAAATCCTCTGACGCTCTTCAGTCGTGGGACTGGGCACGGTGGAGTAATACGCCAGATCGACCGCTGCTTCAGTGAGTGTGTGGTTAGCCATAGGACTTGGAAGTTACACCCTTCCGCTTGGAATAGCAACTACGGAAAAATAAGAACCCTCCTGCTGGGGGAAAGCAGGAGGGTTCTTGGCAGGGCAGTTTAGACACATGCTCAGGTGTACCGACTCTACGCCTAACGGGGTTACTGGGTTGTTCACCCCTCGTAGCACATGCGTCGGCTGGCACGCCATACAACCATACCATTGCCGGTATAGGTGCATGGGCAGTGGGTCGGGAGGGAATCGAACCCTCAGTCTCGCAGGTAAACACAGTTCACGCTAGGAAACGCCGAGTGTGCCCATCCTAATCCTGCGACTAACGCCATGCCATCTAGCGCCGCCCCTTGTGATAGGGCAGTTTAGCGACATGCCCTAGGTCGGTACGGTCAGGAGGAGGGCTGGGTCGTGACTCGCACGTAGAGCACGATGACCGGGCCGTTCAGGCCAGCCCAAGTGCCGTCGTCCTCAGTGCGGACGGCCGTCTCCCAGTTGAGGTTGTCCTGCTTGGCGTACCGACGGATGCTCTGAGCCAGAGCGCTGAGGCGGTTCCGCTCCTTCTTGTCGGAGGCCGCACGGACGGTCCAGACAATCCACTCGCCGGGGTTATCGGCGGCGATCAGTGCCTGCTTGGCACGGGGACGGCCTCGCCCCGAACGGACGGGGGTGGGAGGGGTTCGGAAGATTACGTCGGGAGTGTTCATCACACTTTCCTTTCCTTGGCTTGTAGCCGTTCAAGTAGTGAACTCACTTTATCGCTACCTACTAAAGGTTGCAACCTATTCTTGGAAAAATATTTCGTGAAGGCTTTCCATGCCGCTTGACCGGGCTGAAGAACAACATTCCCGTGTTCAAGGTCCGACATGAATCTGGCGACGATAGCCAGAACACCCTCCACGGTGGACATACCGTGATTAAACACCTTCTCGTTCAGGTATGAACTGAACGGGACCTTGTCCACCGATACGTACATCACGTACTCAGGCCGCTTCTGTACCAGTGTTTCCCACTGCTCCTGAAACGATGCAATGACAATGGTGGAAGGCTTGCGGTGACGTACTGGCTTTGGCTGGTCGTCTGTTCCCCCACCGTCGTACGTGATCTTCTCCTTGCGCTTCAAGTACGGTGCCTTCTCTTTGGCTTCTGGATCTTGCCCAAAATGCACAGTCGGTTCTCCTAAAACAAATCGGAAAAATCGGGTTGCCAACGTCGCAACCGGCGGCGTAACTTGGCTAAGGGGAAAGGGGGGGTAGGGGGGGTATGGGGTTGTGCTTGACACATGAATCACTCCTAGCGTCGCTACGCTCCGCTGCTCGCTTCGCTCGCGGGAGAACGAACCCCAAACCCCCCTAACCCCCGACTGGGTGTACAAGCCTGTGGCTTAAGGTGAAGTCTGCTCGTTTACGGGTGCAAGACGCATCGGACGACGGCTCTGTACGTTGGATACCGGAACCGTATCGATCTGCCACACCCACTCGTACGTGCCACGCTGAATTTTCTTCAGGACGTTCACGTTGACGAGATAGTTGATGCAGTGCTGAACCGTCTGTGCATTCATGCCGATGGCTTCTGCAATCATCGGTACGTCAAGGAGCATGGGCGACGGTCGGGTAGCGATGTACGAGGACACCAACAGGACCGTTGCACGGCGTGCATATTTGCAATCGTCTGCCGGGAAACCGGCAGTCCATACCTGCTGATATCGCTCCATCACTTTACCTCCAACGAGGCCGCAACCTTGGTAGCAGCCTGAGCCACAGCCAGCATCAGTTTCGCCAAAAGGGCATTAGCGATACCCTGCACGTCAACTTCCAGTTCGGAGAACATCTCCACGCTCTCGCTCTCCTTGGTGGACGGCAGATCGTCAGCGGTTTTAGCGAGACAACCGTCTGAGGCCACGGGTCCGGTACGGCCCAGAAGGATTCCAATGATGTCATCCTTGGTTGCCTTCTTGGGAGCCTGCGGGCAGATCGCACGCAATTCCTCAACGGTCAGACCGGACAGTTCCTCAGGACTCCAGTCCTCCAGCGAGGACAGGACGTTGTAGCGCTCATCATCAGCGTTGTCCTCCACCGTCTTTGCCGGTGCCGCAGGACGGGGCTTCTTAACCGGCTCCTCAACGACGGGAGCAGGTTCGGTTTCGACAACATCGACCAACGTTATCTCCACCATTGCGGTGTTCAATCCGTACACCTTGATGTTGGCAGCGAGTGCTGCATCGATGAGGTCAAGGGTGTACTCACCATCGTTCTCACCATCGTTCTCACCATCGATCAGAATGAGAATTGATACACCGCCGTCCTCCGTTACCGCAATCTTGCGGAGGTGACGGACGGCCTCTTCGGGACCCAGTTTTCCGACAGACGCTGCACTACTTGCGTACAGGTCCGACTGTCCCATGTCGATGCGCTCGTAGTACGCATGGATTTTCTCCAAGTACTTGATGAGTGCGGTGTCCGTGTCGGTCGGATCATCCTTCGTGACTACCGTGAACCAGCAGTCCACATCGTCGGTTGCGGCCTTGTCAACAAGGTCATTGAGTTGGGCTGCTAACTCCTTCGCAGGCATCGAACCCGATCCTGCAATGAGATACATGCTCATTGTTAAGTGCTCCAGTGTGTAGGTGTTTCATCGACGTGAGCGTCCCCCACGTTGAATTTCCATCATAACCGAGTCTGTCAACATTAACAACAAGGCATCCGTAACTTTTACAAGTGACGCACCGCCAGCGACTCCAACCCCTAACCACCACTCGTGTGGGTTAAATAGGCATACGGCTCCTATGCCAAGACCGACCGGCAGGAGCGCCCAGAAGATTCTTGGTGCCGTCACGTAGGACGAGAGCGTTGCAACGATTAGGTGTACGCCCAGAATGCTGAGAACGTAATACATTAGATACCCCATTTGTTAGACAAATATGCGTGTGCTTGGAGAACATCGTCGTCTGACAGGAACCGCTGGTAGAAGAGTATCTCAGCGATGTCAGCAGTTCCCGTTCCGCCAGCCGGTTCAAAGATAACTGTATTGGTAAGGCTGTCGTTGTGAACAGTGTCTGCGTCAAACAAAACACTGTTTCCCAGCATTAGCACTGATCTTCCTATTCCTACACCGTAGGTTCCGTTCTTGAGGTACGTAATGATCTCAAAATCACCAGAAGCGTACGTGCTGGTCCAATGCGTGGCTATACCGGGGTTATCAATGAATCCAATTTGACCAGTGCTGCTATAACCAATGCTTACACCGCCGGTACCCAATGGTGATGTGGAGAACAGTATTGACTGCTGGCTGGTTGCGGTACGGCGTGCAACGATGACTACGCTAAATGGCAAGTGCCCATACAACTCCACGGCCACACCCTGCAAGCACTGGCCTGCCGCCGTCTTGCTCACGTACTTCAGCCCATTCTGGAAACCTGCCCTGACCGGGTATCCGTACGTCGGATAGTTTGTCTGTGTCATATGTTCATATGGGCCAGCACGATCCAACCATCCAGAGATGTTCGTTCCACTGCTGTACGTAAATGACCCATCCTCTGCACCATCAAGGTGGAGAATGACATCGGCCGGTGGGCCAATAACATCTGCCGCAAACCCAGCAGTAGTTGCCACAGCAACATTTTCTGGATCCTCTAACTGCCACGCATTAATCAATGCTCCGTACCCGGTAACTACTGCTTCCGCAGTAACAGGGTCCTCTGGACCAAGATACGCAGCCAGCGGAATGCCTAACCATGACGGTGGTGACACCGACTTATTAGTCACCATTTGTGATGCATCAAGACCAGCATTAATCTTTGACAAACTGTTGGCTGTATATCCATTGTTGCGCTCAACATACAGGATGCACTCAGATGTAATGGTTTCATCCCAATAAAACGTAACGTAATTCAACACATCTTCTGCGTAAAGATCATCCATAGAACTTACATCACGACTAATCAATAATACAGATATTTTTTCTGAACTACTGGGGTTCCAGATAACAGCATTTGATATCGGGTAATAGTCTTCTCGGCTAAACGGAATCGTGATGCTGTTGTTGCTGTGGTCCACTGTCACCAGTGATTCACCGTTGATCCCAGTGAGCATTGCTCTGAAAGGGATGCTAAGTTCTGCGTAATTGACTTGATCACCGTTGTCGTCAAACATGAGATCGACATACCGGTTTCCATCGATTGTGGATTCAACCCTAGGAATCTGTCGCAGGTCACCGGGTTTGAGTACGTCAAACTGTGGTATCACAGTACTGCCAGCGGGAACCCAACTGTAGACAAGACCATCGTCCTTCTCGGAATCTGATGAGTAGTTATTGGGATTGTCCAGCGTCCTGCCGAACAAGCGGCCAGCGGAAACGGCTTTGTTGTTGTACCAAAGGCTGTACGACTTGCCCTGCTTATCGGCAAGGTCACCGGCCCCGTACCAGCAGAAGTCACTGGTATTGGCATCAGTCTTGATTCCCATCCCATAGGTGGAGTCGCCGTCGAAGTACGGCCAACCCATGAGCGTTCCCGGTTCGATAAGAACCTCGTCTAACAGTAACTGTGGGTAGTGCCAACTATCGTCGGCGTAATAGCCGCGGACCTCAAATACAAGACGCAGACTTTCCGTGTGCTGTACTGATCGGATACCGTAGATGTGCTGAAGCACTACGGGTGGAGAAATGTTGTCTACATCATCTGTAACACTGTTTCTCAAATCCCATTCTTCACAAAGCCCTAAATCTTGAAGACCCCAGTCAATCTCATACATTTCCGTGTATGGGTCATACCACATGACCCCAGCACGTAAGATGCCGTGACCAGCGACCTTAGCCTGAAACGTGAAATGCTCTTGCGCCAGCATCTCTGGGTTAAAAGAATTGGAATATACATAGAGCCTGTGGTATGGGTCGTACTCAGGTAGTGACGAACTTCCACTGGGTCCATAAAAGTACCCTACAAATGGACTGCTGTATGTATCTACACCATTACCAATATAGTCGTTACTAGCGCTATTAGTGATCCAGTGATCTGTATTGGATGCCTCAAATGAAGGATTAGCAATAAAGTTCACTCGCTGTGGAGTTATCCACAGGTTGTGTACATGAGCACCCTCAAATGGCCTAGTACCGAAAAGAAAGAGGGTTGGACCCTCGTCAGGACTTACCGCTTCAGGAGTGGTAACCCCGGTGCTCCACCGGAACAACCAGTTACCGGAAACTGTTGAGTCATATCGTGTGGTGAATACATCTCCAGCACGAACGATTCCCGTCAGGCACGGAGTGGTCGTGATCATAAGCACGATGTTGTAATGATCTGATTCCTCAATGCCGAGATCGACGGAGTCAGCGAATAGCACTACCGCACGGGCCTCACACGGCTGCATATCAGCGTATCCAAAAGTAAATTCGGAGGGGATAGTGAGGTATGTGTGCTGCCCAACGACTTGCAGCGCAGATGTGACAGCCAACGATGGAGCAAATCCTCGGGCCGAATCGATTTCTCTCCACCCATCAACCGTGATTAGGTGGTCTAGATGTTCACCATCTTCCCCAACCGGCAGGGTTCCGATCTCACCATCGAAACGCAGACGCACTTGATCAAGGATTGTGATGCGTACATCCAAACCGTCAAGCACCTCAGGGGTGCTGGCAATGCAGTTCTTCAGGGCATTTGAGAAGTAAACGGCCATGTCAGGAACCTATGGTCTTAAGGGATTCAGGGTTAAAGCCTTCAGGAAGCGGTCCAGCACTATCTCCGATGTATTCGTAATCATCGCTAAGGGTAATGACAAAGTCAGGAGCGTAACTACCGACTGTTGTCGGTTCCCCAACGTAGTAAACCATTGCCCCCATCATATAAAAGTATGGAGCGGAATCTTCCGCAGGAGTAGCCTGTCGATTCTGGACAATAACGAGCGGGATTGCGTATTGAGCGGTGGCCGGTGATTCGGCCTGCACAAATACCTGCCTCCAACCATCGACCCATGGGTTAGGTGTACCGGGACCAAAGTTGACCCCATGCGATACGCCAACCATTTGACCTTGGGTTGAGAACCATGCGAAGGCTCCACGTACATATTGCGGCACCGGCCCAGAGTATTGGAACTGGAACCCGTATACCCGGTTACCAATTACTGGGATGCCATTTGACTCGGGGACCATTGTCGTGTACTGCGGAATCCCATTTACAAGACCGTCATATCGGGAGCCATATCCACACGACAGAATGATGTGCGCAGTTTCCTGACCCTTAGTGGTGGAAACACGCATCACACCTTGGCCCGCATTTTCGGCCCGTGTCGGAGCGTCATAGGGTGCTTCCAAGATGAGTTCACTGGCATACGTCCAGATGTCTGCGGTAGTGATAGCGCTCGTGGCACTGGCAACGCCAGCGTAGAAAGTGGTTGCTCCGAAATCCGTTTCTGCCGAATCAAACACAGTAGAACCCGTGGCAGTGGCAGCGGTCGCTGTAAATAGTGCGTGGAGGGCAGGGTAACCGTCTACATCCACCGTGGCGTTGAACGCCTCACCTGTAACGGTGGCATCACCCGATGGTTCAATGACTATGCCTGTGGCGACATCTCGTCCACCGGGAAAGGCAACCCAGTTGCCAGAACTATGAGCGAATTCACTGTCGTCATTCAGCAACATCAAGTTCTCACCGACAGACAGGTGCGACCGGTACTTGGTAGCAGCCTCTACCAGTAGACGTAGTCCCTCAGGAGTTCCACGCTCGCTGTGGAGTTCTGCCAACCTTGCAACCATATGTCGATATCGGATGTCACCAAGGCCTGCCTCGTACGGCAGCCCGAGGTTCTCGCCAATGTGGCGAAGCAGTGCGATAGGGACTGTATCAATGTGATACATGTCCAGCCAAGAATCAACATACCCACGGATGCCGTCCAGTTCTGCACCAAACACCGATAAGAACTGTCGCAGGTATCCGTTATCGGGCCGGTAGAAATCATCACGCTGCCGGTAGTACGGAGGCAGCGACTGCCAGAGTTTGTCCGTGTGTCCCAGATCAGCAGGAAGAAACACACTGGACTGGACTGCCGCCACCCACTCCAACCCACGGTTGAAGAACAGTGTGTAGTAGTACCACTTGCCAGATTGCAAGGGCGTGTCCTTGACCACAATAGTAATCGGTGTCCCGTTCAAATCCAGTGTCCAACTGTCTTTGTAAGCGTGCTGGACGGTCACACCATCGTTAACGGTTACCGGGTAACCAAAGCAGGAACGGACAATCACCAGTTCCCACGAGGCCCACTCCTTGATATCGGGAGGCCAGCCCCACGAGATATCAATCGTGTCATAGCCGTTTATCTCCGTTACCAGCGAGTAGTTGGCAATCGTGTCAGCAATCGTTACGGTTTCGCCACCGTAACGGAGTGCCGCTTTCTTGTCAGAAGAATCGGCCCGTACGTAATCTCCACCAGTAACGTCTCCGTACTGATTTCGCTGAACGGTAAACGCAGGAGCACCGTCGGTATACGGAATCCAGTTATCACTCATGTGTTAGGCATGCCCCCAACAGCCTGAACCCAAAGCCCGTTATGCGTGCGCTCTGCGAGCGTCAGGGTCGGGAACGACACCTCAGGTTCCACTACCTCGTCAGCACTGAGCCTGAGAATAGTACGAGTGGTAGGAATTACGTTAGTAATAGAACGGTTGTCATCACGCTGGAAGATGTCCACCTCTACTGCCGTATTTGACGGCGCAGCGGTATCAAGCCAGAACACGTCGGCCCACTCAACGCCGGGAATCGCCAAAATCTTTCGGTACACCTGACCGATAGTGATCTTGTAGTCAAAGTCCACATTGTCAAATGCGAATAGTGCCTTAAGTGCTGTTTCGACATCCGTCTTGACCTTGGTCCGGTTATATGTGGATTCAACATGAAGGTTGACACGAACCCACACGTCAGTCCAGAGATCAGCGAACGACCGAGGCTCCGCAACCACGGTTGTTCCTACAAGGATCTTGTCGGCCAAGAAGTGCTCCACACCGGTACAGATTCGGTCCATGTAATCGTCCGAGGCATTTCCACCAACGGGAGCCACACGGACGAAGATCACCGAATAGATAGTCCCATATGCAACCGCCTTGGCTACGCCGGGAACCTGCAACGCCAGATCGGAATAGTCCGACAGCGTGATGGCACGCTTCTTCAGACGACCAGCAGCCGTGGGAATTGAGTATCGCATCGATTCAATGCTCTCAATATCAGAACCGCCTACAGGAACATCAGTGCTGGTAACTGTCACCCCTGCAAGGTCCACGCCAACTACCGGGGCAATCGATGTAACCGCACCGATGGGCAGAGAGTTTGCGGCCGCACCCTTACCCGTCCGGTAAGAGACAAACAGGTCCGTGTTGATCGGAGGGATTCGACCGCTGGCGTTATCACCGAACAGAATGTGGGTCACGTCAGAATCGTCAACGTACGAGGTGAAGACGGACTGTGTTGGTGTTGCGGCCGCAATGTCATCGACGTAAGTCCAGTCGATAAGCCGCCCACCTTCTCGTGAGTACACGGTAAGCGTTCCAAAGATCACGCCAGTGTCAATCGGGATACTCCAGTTTGGGTACCCCTTGCTGAAGCCAAGCGGTCGGTTAGATACCGACACACCCTCGGTAGCCGTAGCAACGGCGGTAACTGTCGTACCCGTAGTCAATGGACCAAGCGTTACGTCGCTATCAACTTCAAAGGTGTACGCATTGCCTGACCCGTTGTCCGACGTACGTACTTGCGTCCTTGCCGGGATCGTGACTGTATAAGTTGCCGGATCCACGTTGATCAACTTGGTGTAGTCCAGAGTGAACTCCAGTGTGACCGTAGCCGCCTGCTGGCCGATAGGCGTATATCCAAGCATGTCTGCGATATACAAAATGCTCTGGCGACGCTGTGCGGTACTCAGGAACGATTCCCCGGCAGCACGGTCGATGTAAAAGTGCAGCACGTCACCCATGTACGCAAACAGTTCAAGGAGCAGCGTTCCAAAATCTCCCGCCTCGCCCGCTGTGCTCCAGTCAGGCATAAGGCCTTTAGCAAGTCCTACTAACTGGGACCTAATTGCGGCGAAGTCGCGATTCGTGTAATCAAGTACCACACGGTTGTGCGAGGTAAGAAAGTCTGACGATGTGATCGGGATTCCAATGTCAGCCATCACGCACCAACTTGTTTCTGACTCAATGAGTCACTCATAAGGGGAATTGTCAGGATCTGGGAGTCCTGAATAAGGGACGGCCTGTATTGTATATCAACATTGAGCACGCCGTTATCCCGTTCGGGATTTGAGAACCTTACGTACTCAACAATAACTCTACTAGACAAACTCTGGATACGTTCCTTGATTCGGTTTGCCGCATCAGAGCGTACCATTGCATCGTTTGGATTGAACAGTGCCGATTGTAAGTCACTTCCGTAGGTTGCCCTGAACGTCCGCTCACCTTGATTGGTCATCAGAGCATCAACGATCTGGCCGCGAATAATGGCATTGTAATCAGTCGTGGTCGATATCCGACCAGTACTTGACACGGTAAACGGTACCGTTAATCCAATCATTTCTATACGCCCTTAATAGAAGTTTTGTATTGCGTTGACCAACTATGATTAAAAATACTACCCGATAAAAGCCGTGCTGTTGGAATGCCAATCTCAAACTCGTCCCAGAACGGTCGATACACACCACTGTCTTTTACGGTGGGAACCGGTACCGGTCGCCCCAGAGTAAGGTTGCTGTTGAAGGTAGTTCTAGTCATGGAGTGTTCAACTCCTATAACTAACCAGCGGCCGTTATATCGGGCCGATGCGGAGGCCTGTCCGGTGTTGATGGTTACCGTCATGCCGGGATAGATACTCGCATCACCTTTGATGCGTGCCTCTGCTTGCTGAGTCCAGCGTTCGATGTTCCGGTCTACACCAGCAATCACTTCACGACCCTGCTCCACCGACAGGATCGGGAACGTCACGGGGATGTAATTCTTGGCCCCAGTGCCACCCTTTTGGATAGTCACATCACCATTGCTGCTCAGGATTGAGGTGATCAGTCCCTGCTTGTTGTACAACTGGGGGCTTGTTTCTGTCGGCTGAAAATCCATGAGCGAACGCTGCGGATCCTCCAGCACATCGGAAGTTGTCGTGAGAATCCTGTAGGGGGTCTTTTCCATAAGTTTCAGCGGGTCGCATACACGGATTACAGGACCCCAAGTGAAGACAATGTAGCCAATAAGTAGGCACGTATTACAGATGAATTCCCAATCCGTCTCCGTGGACTGCCCCCGTGCCTGCCACCGATAGTTGCTACCGTGTGACAGCAGCGTCAGTCCAGCGGCTTCAGTACGTAACTGAATCAGTTCTGGGATTGTCTTGTTGGTGTCCATGCGGCGAGTTACCTGTTGCAGAATGAACGATGCGCCGGTCATATCGATCTGGAAATCGATGCTCTGCTTGAACCGCTGATTGGGAGTGACAGCAGTGACGTACCCGGTAAATGTCTCCGTAACACCATTGATCCCGTAAGTGAACTTGATGGGTTGATCGACCATCTGCTCAACTACAACGGTCTGAGACGCACCAGTGGGGTCCGTCTCATCAATAGGAATCTGATATGAACCGTCCATCTGGAGTGTCCCATTGAGCACTACGGATAGGGTGGCAACATCATGCTCGTTTGCGTAACGAGTAATGCTGCACTCACGAACCACTAACGGATACTTAATCTCACCGATGTATACGTCCGATATCGGTATGTTTAGAAATGACGGATCAATAGAAATAGTGGGCATACTTACACCGGAATCTTTATAACCGTTCCCGGCTCTAGATCAAGTGGATACCAAATGTGTGGATTAAAATCAGCAATAGTCCACCACAAGTTGTGGTTCTGAAGAAACGTGTATGCCAGAAGTTGAAGACTGTCGCCCTCTTTTGCAATGTACTCCAAGTAGTTCTGAGAGGTTGACGGTGAGTCCGGTAACCGGTACAGGATCGTGTTGTTCTGGAGCATCGGCTCGGTTGAACTTGGGTCATCACCATCAATCAGTACACGCCGGTACTTGTCATACGAGTGACCGGTCGCATACATCTTGGAAGAATCGGCATATCGGGAGTTACCGGTAATCATCAGACGTAGTTCCTACCAGTCGTCTCAAAGTTGTTGGTAGTGCCGACATTAGCGGTGATGACATCGTTGCCCAGAGGATTGGGGCGAACGATCATATGGAATAAGTCCATGAAGTGGGAGATCGTCATTACCTGCTCCAGTACACCCGCCTGCCCACCAGCGGCATGCAGTACTGTGATGTACTTATCATCAACCCTAGTGATAATTCCTACGTGACCTGTTGGGCGACCCGGTTGCCACGCTTTGTAAGCAAAGGCCAGATCCCCCGGCATGATTGATTTACGGTTCGTGGCTGACGAGAACCACTTCTTTGCTTGGTCGTAAGTTGCGGCACCAGCACTCTGTGCGATGGATATACCGATAGCAGCGTCAGCAGACGCATGATCGTTGTGTGACCATGCGTAGATCAGTTCCCCATTGTGACCCTTTTTGCCTGCCGTAAATTTGCCGAAGTTAAAGCCGTTGATCATGGAGGTGGAGTTGCCAGAGCCATAACCCCAACCACGGAGATTGCGTGTACCACAGGTCTTTGTGTAGCCGGTAATTACGAACGGGCTGCATGCGGTGTAGTGCAGATATCCAGTAGAGTCCACCCCTTGCCAGATTTTTGACCAGTCAGATGAGTACTGGGTGTATCCATTCCGCATGTGGGCACGGAGCCAGTTGATCACTGCCACACGGGCAGTGGCGTTGTTGTTTGCAACCCTAGTGGTTGTATCGACATATGTATTAACCACCGGACTGGCAGACTTTACGGTGATCTCTACAGTGCTGGGGAGTGCTGCGTCACCTTCAGGGGTTGCGGGGGTGGTGACTACCGATTCTGAGATGCGGTTAAACCCATAGAGATCAGCAACGGTCCTCGGAGAAACATCACTATCTGTAGGAAGGGTGGTCGCCGTTGTGGAGTCCTGAATACCAATGCTGTTGCCAAAATCACCGCCAGCACCGCTGAGTGGTCCGATGTATGTAACACGCATCTCCAGAGCGATGCGCATACGTGTCGGGATCATCCGGTGGCTGAACTTCTCAAATGTGACCTGAGCGTTGATCGGACGGCCGGTTACCGTAATGTAATCGCTGAAGATAACTGTGATGTCCCGTGGGTTGACCATCATCACGCCGTTATCGGGAACTGAGTTATTGGTGGCACCAGAAGTGTTTGGTACCACATTTCGTACCACTAGATCGAAATATTCGTAGTCAACGAGTACCCCACGATGGTTGGGGGTTGCTGCGACCTCATCACCACGGTCGAACAGAAGTTCAAAGTTGAAGTTCATAAAACTTGGCGGGGCTACCAAGTTATTGGAGTTGTACACCGTATTGAACGGGTCAATTGTTGCTTGATCCAGATACGACACGTAGTCACGAACGATCTGCTCAGGGTTGTACATGAAGTTGAACTTGGCTGACGATGATGCGTCACCAATCTCCGTATTGGCACGACGGATATATCCGCGCTTGATCGGCTCCTGCTCTACCGCTGGATGCATCCGACCCAACGTACCGGGGGAGAATGGGGGGTTGGATGACACGCCAGAGGAAGTCTTGTTGACGGCCAGCCAATCCTTGATCAAGCGCTGCCGTAACTGCTCACGAGCATAATTAGAATTACCCTGTGACGTGTCAAGGGCGCTTACATTAGTCCCGTTAACATTGTATGCAGGACTACTCTTCTGACCATTTACGTTTGTATTTACAGGTGAATAACTTCTCATCTAGACCTCGCCAACCGCTTCTTCATCTCAGATTCTAGTTGGTCAGCAAGTTGTGAGGTCACACGCTTCAGGTCGATAGTCGAAGTCGGCCCAACAGAAGAAACTGGGATTGTGATGTTGTTGTGGAAGTGAACTGTCGTATCGCCATACCGGGAAGACGACTGGGCATATCCGTAATCACCAATATCACCAGTGGGTCCCTGAATGCCGGGGCTGGTGGCAGCAGTGCTATCCATAGCACTGCTGATGTCAATCGATTGATCACTGCGACCCTCACCACCGAGCGGTCCAAGGGTGGCTCCGAGGAAGGCTGGGATGATCTTGTCGAACTTGCTCTGGACATCCCCACCACCACTGAGCAGTGACGTGAATGCAGAAAACGCATCGCCAACTGTTGAGAACATCTTAAAAATGCCCATGAACAATTTAGCCATCATCTTCAAGTCCTTGATAATGCTGCCGACACCGGGAAGTCCGAGGAAGCCCACATCACCGTGGCTTGAATCTCCACCCATATCACCGATATCGCCTGCGCTATATCCCGGTAAGCGGCTGGGGGACATGGTTCCTGCGACCTGTACGTGCCAAGGTTCCCCGTACTTTGAGCCGTGATCAAGACCGAACTTTCTGGCGTTCGCCTGAATCCACTTGTACTGCGAACGTGGACCAATGTCAGCAGCCCAACCGCCGACATGCTGTGACGTGCCCTGAGCATTGAAGTGCCCTATCCCCTTACCCTTAAGTTTTGACTGAGTAAAGGAATCACGCAATCCGCTGGTGACGCGCAGTTTGGGGTTGGCTTTGAGCATTGCATCGACCTTGGGCCGAAGATCGGGAGCAAGCCCAGCAGTGCTCTGAGCACCGTATGCCCCATAACCGGGATCACCAATGTCGCCAGCAGCAACACCACCGTCACGACCAGCATTTCCACCGAGGCTGGTTGCTGTGCCAAGCCAACCAGCCGCATCGAACCCAAGGCCACCAAGGATCTGTCCAACAGGACCGGATTGTTGAATAAGACTGTATAAGAAGTTTGCAATAGGATCTGGAAGGTAAGAAAGTGCCCCTAATGGAGTACGTGGCCCAGCGATGGCTGGCAGCACGTTATTGGTGATCGTATTCATAAGGCTGTTGAAGCCTTGATTGGCCTTTTCCCTCGTGTTGTACACGGGAGACATCTTTGAGCCAAGCGTCAACTGTCCAGCCGAAGCCAGTGAATCGGCCTTGGCCTTGTTATACGCCAAGTTGTTCTTCATATTTCCGAACAGTTCAGTGCCAGACTCTGTCGCACTTACCTTGGCTAGAGCGTATGTCCAGAAGTAGTTCTTCATCTCTGGGGTTACACCCATAGAGTCAAACCACGCATTGAAGTTTGAGCCGGGGAAGTTCTGGGACAGCAGTTCTCCATGCGTAAACGCTTTACCGCGCTTGTCACCGGGACGCTGTGTCTCCATCCACTTGAGGATGGACGCTGCCCACTCCTCAACTGACTTCATACCGCCGCCCTGTTTCACCATTGAAAATGCGCCGCTGGTATAGAAGGCACCACGCTGTGTACTGCTCGTATTGGTGTATTGACCCGTGAGCATTCCACCAACAGCACCAGCACCGAGGCCGGGGGTCATCTTCTGAAGAAGGCCAATATTCTTGAAGTAGTTCTCTGAAGAGTTGGCACCGGTACCGTTGTTGTACATACCGGCAACACCGCCCTGAGACATGGCAGTGAGATAGTCACCAATATTGCCCATCATGCCACCGGGTCGCGTCCCGAGATACTTCATCAGCCTCTGGTTTGACTGCCCTGTAGCAAACGCATATGGTGTTAATTCTTGTGACGCACCGATTGTGTTAGCACGATTAGTCTCCATCGTGGTCCGCACAAAATTCATCGGCATCACTGCCAAGTTGCCTGCTAGCGTCAGCAGGCCACTGAGTGTTCCCGAAGGATCATAGGCATTTGCTGCCCCATAAGTAGCACCGCTGATTGCACCACCGATAGCACCGCTAATTGATGATGAGCCTTCAGCAGCGCCAGTGATAGCACCCCCGAGTGCCGCCTGCCTCAGGCCAGATTTAGAGATAGCAGCCTTACCACCGTCACTGTTACCGTTGCCAGTTTCAATTGGGGCGATGTCTTTAGAGCCACCGCCGCCGCCTTTGCCAGCCTTGCCCTTGCCGCCAGAAACGCCGTTCATGGCGTCGCTCATGTCGGTAATGGCAGCGGTCGTCTTCTTTGCTTGGTTCTGGAGGCTCGTCATCACGGTGGCAATGTTGTTGCCAAGAATTGACTGTGAGGATGCGAGGCTGTTCAGGGCCGCTTTGAAGTCATTGAGAGCGCCAGTAACAGTCTGGAATTCCTTAGCCAAGTTCGTGAGGCCGGGAATTTCCATACTGAAATTCATATTTATCTTGGACTCTTTCTGCTTATTGAAAAGGTTGCCCTTCCCACCGGAGGAGATGGTGCCTGAAGCACTTCCAAAGGCCATTGAAGATCCAGATGCGTCGGGTTCCTTAGCCAAGGTTGCTCTTCTCCTTTCTCCAGCGTTGCAGATTCAAGAAATAATTACGCTCACGATTCGTCAGACTTCTTAGATCGGTTAGTGTCCATCCTGTATACATCGATGCCAAAGCATCGTACATTAGATACAGAGTTTGTATATCAAGGTTGAAACAAATCCATCCAACCAAGGGCCAGATGTTGTTCACCCCCACAGCCCAAACACACGGTATCCAGCGTCAGATCAACATTCGGCTGGTTGTCTACGAGGGCGTTCAGGATGATTGAACGGTCCTTCATCGACAGGCTGCGTGCGTAACGGAGTGGATCGACAACCAGTCCACCGTTAAACGATGTGATGCAACGTGACAGAATGATCGTGTTCTGCTCAGGGACCGTGATCCCCTTCTTGCGCACGGCTTCAGTCTGATCATTTCCTGTAGCAAGGCGGTACTCAATGGTGTCACCCTTGGACGTAACGTGGCTATACGTCAACTGATAAGGGTTATCCATCGGCTTTGCCTTGAAATCCTCGGACAGGATCAAGTCAATCTCCTGCTCGTGTGCGCAGGTGTCGCAAGTCGTCTTGATTGTCTTGTTATCCCCATATGTCTGCTGGACAATCGCCAGCAGGATCTGGGTCCGCTCTCCCAGCAGGAGTTCACCAAGGATTCCCTGCCGTTCGGAAAGTGGCTTACCGGTTAGGTCAACCTCACCAACTCGCGAGGTACCTGAGGCCAGAATGGCATCAAGCAACTCCAACCCATCCTTTACACGGGCCAGTGCTTCCTCGTCTGCTCCCGTAAGTTCCTTGACATGAACTGTCGTGTACCACTCACCGTTCCGATACAGACCACGGGAAACCGTGATCTGATCGGAAATCGGTGTAGAGATAAGAGGGACAGACCCAGCAATTACAGCCTTTGCTCGCTCTAACTGCTGTACCTTTGACTCTTCAAGTGCGTCGTTCTGTTCTACGTTATTGGACACCAATGTGTTACTCCTATATGTTTAACTTTTAATGACTATCAGAGGGTACCGGGAAGTACGTTCTCTCCGCTATGCGTGAGGTTAACAGAATCCACGTTACCAAAGAAGACATCAAAGCCTTCGTGGTGTACCTGCATCTGGTGAATGAAGATGTCGTTGGACATTGAGTTCAGGCCACCGAAACCGATAGCGGCGGTCCAGCAGTTGTAGAACCAGAACGCCATAACTGCGCCCTGAATACCACCTGCAACACCGGATGCGGGACCCTGCGTAACAGGGTGATCAAGGATACGGATGACCATGTCATAGCGGAATTCCGCACCAGTGCCGAGCGTTCCCGCACCCCACTGGGTAGAGAACATCTGCTTTGCCAGATCCCACATACCGGGCTTCGTATAGAAGACACCAGCATTGAGCGAGAGCGGTGCAAAGTCCGACTGTCCCGGCAACTTGTGGGGATTGGTGTTCCAGCCGCCCTCACGATACGGAACCATGTCAGTGGTCATGCTCAGACCCTCAACGGTCTGGAAGCCAATCGTGGCAAACGAATCATGCAGCGTTGGGTGCAACAGTTCCACTTGGAACTTAAAGTTACGCACCGGATCGGACTGTGACCGAGTGCGCTCATACAGGGTGGGCGGCATTATATCTCCTTATTAGATGCTGGTAGAGGTAGTGATTTCACGGGTGGACGTTGTCTGATCGAACTGGGTCAGACGAATGACAATGAATTCTGCCGGGTACTCAAGAGCAACGCCGATTTCCACACGAGCCTCGCCCGTGGAGATAACAGCGGGGCTGTTGATGGCAGCATCGCAGTTGATGTAATACGCTTGGTTGGCGCTGTTACCGCTCAGACCACCAGCGAGCCACACGTTCCGCAGCACACGGTCGGCCGTAATCCGCATTGCGGACCACAGACGCTCGTCATTGTTCTGGAACACTGCGAACTGCATCGACCGACGGAGCGATTCCCGCAGGTAGATCAGCGTGCGTCGTGCGGAGACGTAACGGTCAACACCGTACTTCTTCTTCGTACGGGCACCCATGATTGCGATACCGGAACCGGTGACGCTGCGGATGACGTTGATGTTCTGATCAGAGTTCAGTGTTCCGAGGACGGCCTCGCTGAACTTTGCCTGCACACCAACGGCGTTCGTGATGCCTGCGATAGCACCAGCCGGTGCCCTGAACGGGCTGACCGTTGCATCGGTGCGTGCGTACACGCCGACGACTGCGCCACCCGGCGGGACTGCCTTGACCTGACCAACCTTCTGGGGATCTGAAATGAGAATCCAAGGACCGTACGCAGCGACGTAAGAGTCACCGGAGTTGGCGTTCAGGCTTGTGCCACTCGTCATCGTCGTTACATACGACGAAACACTCTGGCTGGGTTCACGAGGAGGACAGTTGTCGTTGACAATAAAAATGTCATTGCGATCCGAAAAGTCAGCAGCGGACACCGTCGCTCCAACCCAACCGTTAGCCCAGTTATCAGTGTTCTCCTTGGTGTAGTCATCGATATAACCAGCGATGTTCAACACAATCGGACCATCGATCTTCGATAACGGGCTATCGTCACCGTCAGGGATAACAGCCTCCTTCAGAGCAAGCGCAGTGGGAAGACTGGGAGTGGTTCCCCCAGTGAGTGACCCGCTGCTATCTAAAGAAAACACAAGGGTATGGTCAGTCGCTACGGACACATACTGCGAACCGGAAACAGCATCGTTGATGCGTGCCTCAACCTGAAAGGTTCCAGCAATCGTTCCCCAAAGGGACAGATTGCTGAAGGTTTCCACAATTTCTCCCTTGTACAGGATCTGAAGCGTAAAAATCTGCTCCGTAACACCAGAGCCGAGCGTGCCCTTAGTCTCCTGAATGATGAGAGAGTAAGACAGGTCGTTGCCCCACTTACCGGGTGACTTAGCGGTAATGGTCATAACCGTGCCGGTAGTAGCACCGTTCTTGAACTGTCCGGTAATCCCCTTGGATGCCGCCGAACCGTCGTCATCTCCGACCGCACGGACGATGTACGCCACACGGCCACCGTTCTGGAAGTACGAGTACACAGAATAGGGCAGGTACGAAAGAGCGGAAACATTAGCATTAGCAGTAGGAACATAGTTGAAACCACCAAAGATGGTGACGTACTGGCTCCATGACTGGATGAGGACGGGGTCGCCAACGGGACCACTGGGTGCTGCTCCAACAAAGCATGCAACGGAAGTGGCGTTAGCAATCTGGCCCGAGTTTACGAGAAGACTCTCTTCAAGATAAACACCGGGACTACGGTATGAGAGGGGCATAAGAACTCCTTAGATAGACGTGTGTACGACTAAGTGGTTCAGCATGTATGACGAGCCTGTTGGCAAATACTAGGTTTCTGGATAAGTATATAGGTAAAACATCTCACCGTGTGCAGCCCGCTCCTCATCGGAGAACGTCTCCACTGGTGTTAACTCTGCCTCACCATCTGGGTTAAGGACGGTGTTGAAATATTCCTCAACGTAGTTGCGGTCAGTTACCGGCATGAAGACACGCAGTACCTGCCAAGCCTGAGGAATGAGTCCCTGACGCAGTGGCTCCTGCGGAACCTCTGCCTGCACAGTCACGGTGTACATCTTTCGGAACAGACGCTTGTCACCGGACTCCGGTGTCTCCAGACTGTCTGACTGCGCAAAATCAATAAATTCACAGCGCCGCCAAGTGTTATCGGCATCAACACCGATCCAGAACGGTCGGGGCGGCAGGATATCCGTCATAAAAAGACTGTTCAGATAACGGTCATGCAGTGTGGATCGGCAGTGGACCGTAATCTGATATGCAATCCTGAAAGCCAGATATGGGGTCAGAACTAGGTTCTTGTTCGCATCAGGTGCTGGAAGGCCGGGAGAAACTGACGGGCTGTACATGCCGGTGGGGTCCACGTAATGCTGACTGGTCCACAAGTCATATGCCGGTTTCACATCGACCATGTCAATAGTAATAAAAGGAAACTTCTTGTTGCGCTCGCTCTGCGGATACCGGAACCACACGCCGACTTCCGTAACCTCATTGCTGCCGGGACGAGTCGGCACGGTGATACCTGACAGGTACTTGTGGAGTGCGGCATCTTCAGCCAGCAGGAAGCCGGTATGTCCGGTATCCGAGATATCGGGGGCACCGATCATGGGAGTACGCAGCGTCATAGCGGCTTGCCCCGCTTGACTGCGTCATAGCCACGGCGATAGATCATCCGGTCACGGGCAAACTTTTCGATACTGGACATGCTCTCCGCACTCCTGAAAAGCGGGGCGGGGGGAGCACTCTCGTCACCGTACTCCAAAGCAAACGCCTCAGATACATACTCAGGGTTCTGGATGCCAATCGCCAAGTGGCCGTTTTCGTCCCACGACTCAATGCGGTCGGCGTACTCATTCCACTTGGGATGATTTCGGGCACGATCAACAATCCGCTCATGGAGTTCATCTGCGACTTCTGCGTACACGGAGAGGATGTCGTCATACATGCCGTTGACGTGACGATCCAAAGCGTCAAGCCAACTGGCATCGATGCGGATCGAAGCCATAAGCCCTCCAGTATCTAAGCAGTTGAGCGGCCCCCACGCTCATGGGAACCTACGTCAATAGTACACCATAAAGAGACATTAAGTCTCCTACCACGGTGAGTTAGGGACCGTTGCTGAATACACATCAACATCCTTGGAATGGTACATCAATTTCAGGTCGTAGATACCTGCATGGAATGTACCGGCGGCACCAGTTGCGTCACTAAACAGTTTACATATAGTGATGTTCAACTTAGTAATATTACTGAATGTAATAGCGTTACTATTGTTAGTAGTGTATGTGTCCGAATAGTAATCGCTAATAAAGTCTTTTACATAAAGTGTATATGTAGCCGTTGAGGGGGGCCAATGCATGCTGCTTGCAACATATCCGTTATCCTGCATCATCGTGTAGTTGTGGTAGATGATGTCAAAATACCGAGTAGCGGATAGCCCGGTGGGATAACCGCTGGATGCAATCTTCAACACAGATGGGGTGTATGTAGTGCCAACGGTATTGGAAATCCATCCACCGCTGTTAGCGATTCCTACGAGAATCCTGTGGTACTTGGGAACAGTGATCTTGATTCCTACCAGCCGCTTATCAGTGGTGTCAGGAACCTTAACCGTTATTCCCTCAATGTATGTAGTGTTTGAGGACAGATCGGTTCCCGAATAGGTACGGTTTGCCGACATCCACATATCAGTAGTAGAAGCATTGAACGCCTTTGAGTAGGCGTATGTCGATGACTCCTGTGATGTGTATTGCAATGCGGTATTAGCCGTATACGAAACAGGTGACACTTCTGTTGGAGTAGCAGTATTGCTATATGTAGTTCCTATTACGTACGGTGCTAGGCCAGTTTTGAACCTAAATACCGGGCTGGCGTCCGATGACACGGAACCCAGATATGAGTACGCAACCGCTTGATACTTGGTGTTTGGAGTCAATCCTGAGAGTGTTGCTACCATGTTCACCGAGTTGACATCGAATGTATTTATTAATTCAGTTCCATTTTCATTATATACCTTTACCTTGTACACAGTTCCAGAGGGTACGTATGCAGGCGGTGTAATGGTGACATTCAACGTGGTGAAATCAGTAACTGACGTAGCGTCCCAGCCAATAGTCCCAGTCAGATTGGCGGGAGCGTTAGGTGCGCCGCTATAGCCGATATCCACCCAGCCGGTACCGTTATTAACCTTGATGGATGTGGGGTATACCCAAGAACTGCCATTAGATACGGCAATTTTTCCGGTACCGGGAGTACTCCACGTACCACCATTTTTATATTGAATACTCACGTCTGAATCCAGAGTGTCCCAGCGGGATACAGAGAGGCATTCAAACCGGTTCCACCAATGACGACTCCCGCCACGCTTACAGCGACAGCACCAGCGCCATTTGTCTTGATGGTGAACGTGTCGGCAACTAATGCCAATGCACTGGCGATACTGATTGATGCGGCAGAGCCATTAGAAATCGTGCTTGAAGCAAGGCCGAGATTTCCTACAGTTAAAGTGGTCCCGGCTATAGCACCGGTTGAACCAGTTAAAGAGATGTTACTGCCGACAGAAATGGTGCCACTGGAAAGACTGGTTGCAGTGGCGGCACCTAGGATGGAAGTGTTGCCAGAAAGAGTAGTAGTAGTTACCGTACTAGCACTAACAATATTAGCGTTAGTTGTACCGGTAAAGTTAACGGTACCGGAGGTAGAAAACCCTGTTGCTGTTACTGACTTGTCCACAATAAGTGCAGTACTACTGGTTGTTAAAGTAACTGCTCCTCCAGTATTGATCTGTACGTCTGCACCAACAGTAAGCACCGGGCCACTTCCCAGTGTCACGGTAGATCCCGTCATGCTGATAACAGTTGAACCGTCGTATCCCAATGCAACGGTAGATCCACCGGTATCCACAACATTGAACTTGATTGGTGAGATCAGAGCGTGAGACGTTCCGGTCTTGTCCTTCCAGTACAAAGCGCCGTTGTCGCCAGAGGCGATGTAATAGATAGAGCCGTTCTCCACATCTGTTGAGCCGGGAGTACTGGTAAAGCGCTGAACGGTGCGATTCTCCAGCCATTTGGCATCAGCGGCACGCCAGTTGTCTTGGTAGTCAGTCCATGTCGCTTTTCCGGTGATCGGAAGAATGCTAGTCATACTTACTCCCTAGATGAGACTGATTAGTTCAGGCCACAGTCTTCTCGTAATTATACCAGTCTGCTTTAGTCCGGTGTCAGCCTGTATCTGCTTAACCGCTGCCTTTGTAGCAGCATCGAATATTCCGGTAATAGGTACCGAGTAACCGTTGGCAACTAATTTGGTTTGTGCGTAACTTACCCTATCACTTTGCATACCGTATTTAAGAAGTGGGTAAGGATTATTATACATTGACGGGGGAGGCTGTATCAACGGGGATCCCGCAACCCACGCGTCCAGTACGGACTGCTTAACGAGATTGACATCTAGGTCGTAGGACTTAGCGCCGTACTCACGCCCGATTCTTGGGCCGTTAGAGGCGAACTGCCAAGCAGCCCATTTACCGTCATTAGCGGTCCACCCCTTAGGTACGAGTTGGTTAAGAGTATTATCCCTCTGTTCCGTAACAAGGTTATGCCACGTAGTGGAATCGTGCAGGTTGACAGAACCACCGGGCTTTAGCAGGTAGTCCCAACCCGGTCCACCGTTATATGGCCCTAAGCACCAGTATGGAATAATGATATCACATCGACCGGGTCCCCTATTCTGGCCCAAGTTCGATCCATCGGCCTTGGCTACAACCTTGTGACCATACTTGTCGTCTGGAAGACGGCAGTACTTGTTCCACGCAGCCGTGCTGGTGTAGATGATTGGTGTCCGCTGAAGACCTTCCTCAACGGTGTTGATGAAATCATCAAACCAGAAGTACATATCCTTACCGTAAAGCGCTGGATATTTTCTGGTGTATTTGTTTGACTTTTCATAGTTCTCAAAGTCAACCATTAACGGAAGGTCGCCAAGTCCGAGGTCCTGAGATCGCTTTACGGCGATCTCTCCCTGACGCTTGGCATTACTGTCATCCATAGGATTTATGAACCAATAATGGCTGTACTTAATGCCTGCTGCGCGAGCCTTACTACAATATTCAGTAGTAAATGGTAATTTGGTATTATTACCAATACCTATCTCTATGAACATGTAGTCAATGCCTTTTGACTTCATCTTTTCAAAGTCAACACGGCCTTGCCACTGAGCGATGTCTGCTAGCGGAACATACGTCTCTGTCACCCAAGCGCCGCCCACGTCGCTGCGTCAACGATGCCGGTTTCTGGCAGTGCGCTGTGCAACTGGAACGCCTTGACTGCTGTCTGAGTACGGGGACCAAACTGCCCATCCGCAAGGAGTGTGTAGCCCTTCTTGGTCAACTTCTCCTGAAGAATCTTTACGTCAGCACCGGAGTCACCAACCTGAAGCACCGGCTGTGTCGGCGGCGCTGCGGGATCTGGGTAATGACCTTCCTCTGCAATAACAGCGGGCGGCATAGGCCCATCGCCAAGTACCCAACACCAATGCCAATTCTCGCTTTTTGTAGTATTAAAAAAGCCAAAATCTGGGGCGTTGTTTGCTAGCCACGCCAACGTACGGTCATCAAGATTGACTGTAATACCAAGTGAGTTCTTGCGCGCCCAGTCAATTGCACAGCCTTTGCCATGATTAGAAGTGCCCGGTTTCGCTGCTCCAGCAACAGGATTACCGTAGCGATTCTTCTTTAGGTACCACCATGTGCCCTGCCAGAATTCCTTGCGCCACGGAGCGGGCTTGGGGATCTTGTCATAGCGCTTATTGAATAGTGTGACCTGACCGGCGAAACTACGATATGGACTCCCACTGGTCCACAGTTTGATGCCGTCCCGCTTGGCACGCTGCATGAGAGCACGGTGTGCTCTAGCCGCCTCACGGACCATGACAAAATTACCAATACCGCACTTCTCCAAGATGCTGCTTGGCAACTGACCGTTGTCATAGCCCTTGGCGCAAGTGGGGGTAGTTACTGCGGATTCTGGCTTGTAGGGAAGGTCCATGTCTCCTACTTTCTGGGGGCGTACCACCCATTGCTTCCGTCCCTCAGGGACTCAAGACGTGTTAACCAATTATCGTACATATCAGCGCATTTGTCTATGCCACATAAGTTTATGGCCCGGTTACGCCAATGGTTTCCACGAGTCAACTGGGCTAGTTCTACGGACTCAATGGCCTGCTCCATATTCCGGTACCGGTATGGGGGAGGAAGCGTTTCGGTAAACACTCCATAATCGGGAGCGACTACACCGACACCTGACATCATGGCCTCTGCGTGGACACCTTCCCACGGCCCGATATACAAAGTGGGACAAATAAATACTTCGGCTTCCGCAAATAACTTCTTGCGTGCCTCACCGGTAACACCGCCAATGTGCTCAATATCCCCAGTAATGACAGTGCCATCGGTAGCCACTACCTTGCCCGGTTCTTGGTGAGCCACCCCACCACCAGCCATGATCAGTTTCAGTCCCGCTGCATTGGCGATCTGTGCAGCAACATGCGGCCCCTTGCGGTGTATAAGACGGCCCACAAACAGTGCGTACCCCTGTGACTCTGCCTTGTACCACTCGTTGGGATCAACAGCATTGGGGATCACCACATCGAACGCACGGCCATCACCGATTCCATATGCCCCATATCGGTTGTGCATCCACGCATATGACTCATAACAGGCAAATGTGTCCTTGGAAATGCCCTCGTAGCCGACCCCCGGTTCGATGACCGTGTACTGGTCCTTGTACTTGGCAATCAGTTCGTGGCTGATAGAACCGCCAATAAAGCCGATGATGTCGCCGGGTTTCAGGGCGTTATCCAAGTGAGTAACAGCACGCTCATGGAACAGTTGCCAGTACGGAAGGCTGGACACCCACTCAATCTTGGGCAGTTCGGAAGGTTCCCAGACCCCGAAAAACTGTTCCTGTTCATCCCTTGACAGGCAGGAGACATCACCTTTGTCACCGCCCCAATAGACTGTTACGTCCCAGTTCTTAGAGCGCAGCATTCTGGCAAGTCTTACGGCCTTTGCCGTGAAAGCACAGTATGAGAATTCGTTGTCGTCAAACTGTGTGTGGGGGAGGCCGACTAGGTGAATAGTGGGTCGCATGTCGCTCACTTTATCGTATACTTTCGCACATGACTTGGAACCAAGAGCAGGAGTGGGAACGTCAGTGGTGGGGAGACTGCACCAACACATTTGCCGAGGAAACCAAGCAGATCACCTACGCACACCGCATGGGACTCCAGAACTTGTCAGATGGAGCGCATTGGCCGCTTTACCACCTGAATGGGAAGTCAATACTTGACATTGGAGGTGGCCCGGTTTCCATGCTCCTCAAGACTGATGGTGGTGGTTACCGCAAGGTGGTTGACCCGTGCCGTTACCCGGCTTGGGTTTACGCACGTTACGAGATTGCTGGCATCAACTGGGACATCGCACCGGGGGAGAACTTCGACCTGTCACAGACATACGACGAGGTTTGGATATACAACGTCTTGCAGCACACCGATGACCCTGAGGTGATCATCGCAAACGCCCGAGAGGTTGCCCATACGATCCGCATCTTTGAGTGGATCGACATCCCGGCACACCCCGGCCATCCGCAGATGTTGACCAAGGTCAAGTTGGACGAGTGGCTACAGGGTGATGGGACTGTCGAAGACTTCCGTTGGAAACCTGAGAACGGATGCAACCAAGTCGCTTACTACGGTGTATTTAGGACGACGCAATAGCGATGTAGTACCAGTCTCTTGCTGCTGTCCAGTTAGTAAGTGCGCCAGCAGAATAAGCACGGTTCGTCAACGTAAATCCTGAAGTTGTAACACTTTCAACTTGATATGTAGTGTTGTTGGCAGAATATGCGACAGCCGCACCTCTTAATGCAACTGTGACAATCACTGTGGTGCCGGTTGGAAAAGCAGAGGAGAATGTCACAGCAATTGATGATGTGCTAATTAAAGATGTAAATGTACCGGATCGGTAGTTGACAAGTAAGTTTGTTCCAACACTCGCAGCAAGTGATGTTACATCATAATAACCACCACGGCTTGTTCCACCAGTTTCAAAGATTCGTAAACGGTTCTGATAAACGTCGATACTTACACCGGTTGACAGAGTGCTGCCGCTTGACGGTGCTGCTAAGTTAACCTGTCCACCCTCATTAGCAAGTGATTGAGTAACAGTTAGCAGATTGGCACTGAGTTGTGATCCGTCCCATGTAAGCGACGATGATCCTCCTAATGCACCAGAGTTATTGAACTGAACCTGAGTGTTGGAACCACCGATTGCTGGAGTCGAACCCGTTGCTCCTGTTACCCCCGTAACTCCTGTTACTCCCGTAACTCCCGTAACTCCCGTAACGCCTGCGCCCGTTACGCCTGTCACACCGGTTACACCGGTTACACCGGTTACGCCAGCACCGGTAACGCCTGTCACGCCAGTGGTGCCTGCTGGGCCTGTTGCACCGGTCACGCCTGTCACGCCAGCACCTGTTACACCGGTCACCCCAGTTACACCTGTAACTCCTGTAACTCCTGTAACGCCTGCTCCCGTAACGCCGGTTACTCCCGTAATACCTTGTGGACCCGTGGCTCCCGTTACGCCTGTTACACCAGCACCGGTCACACCAGTTACGCCGGTAACCCCGGTAACCCCGGTTACACCAGCGCCCGTAACACCAGTTACGCCAGTCGTGCCTTGCGGACCAGTCGCACCGGTAACACCAGTTACGCCCGCACCAGTTACGCCGGTAACCCCGGTAACCCCGGTTATCCCGGTTATGCCAACGCCGGTTGCTCCGGTAACGCCTGTAGTACCTTGCGGACCTGTCGCTCCCGTAACGCCCGTTACTCCAGCACCGGTAACACCAGTCACTCCAGTCACTCCGGTAGTACCTACCCCTGTTGGCCCGGTGACTCCGGTGACACCTTGCGGACCTGTCGCTCCCGTAACGCCCGTTACACCCTGCACACCCGTCGCACCGGTGACACCAGTAACGCCCGTAACGCCTGTTATGCCAACACCCGTTGCACCGGTAACGCCCGTGACTCCTGTTGCGCCCGTTACTCCAGTTACTCCAGTTACTCCAGTTACTCCTACACCTGTCACGCCAGTGGTTCCGACACCAGTCGCACCAGTTGCACCAGTTACGCCAACGCCTGTCGGTCCAGTTGCGCCCGTTGCTCCGGTTACTCCGGTTACTCCGGTACCGGTTGCTCCAGTTACGCCAGTAACGCCGGTAGTGCCTACCCCTGTTGGCCCGGTGACTCCGGTGACACCTTGCGGACCTGTCGCTCCCGTAACGCCAGCGCCGGTTACTCCCGTTGTACCAGCGGGACCTGTTGCCCCAGTCGCACCGGTTGGCCCCAACTGTGTATACATGACCTGCTGTGCAGTAACAACAATCGAAGCAGTAGATGGCCGTGTTGGCGAGGTATCAGTTGGGTTTGTAGCAATCCAAACAGATGTATTTGTCGTAGACCACCAGAACTCATAGTAATCACCAGCATCGACAGTGAATACAAAGTTCCAAGCAGGCAAGACATGCCCGTCAGTGCCACCATGACTGCTCGTAATGGCAACGTCGCCGCGAGAACCTACTACGTCTACACCGTTCTTACGCATCCAGACTGATACGTCATGTATTGAACTACTTGTATTCTGGAACTCAGCAGACCACTGAAGGTTGTATGTGCCAGCGTAATCAAATGTTATGCGAGTACCGCTAACGATGCGTACACCGTTGTTCTCGTCGGTTGTGCCAAGCCTGAATGCTGCTGCGACGTTCGCTGTTGCGGCACCAGAAGTGCTGGCACCGCCTGCATACTGGTTGGTGTAATCAGAGAAAGCACCGTAATAACCAAGTGCTCCACCAGCACCAGTCGCACCAGTAACACCCGTTACTCCCGCACCAGTTACGCCAATTGGCCCAGTAGCCCCAACAGGTCCAGTAGCCCCAACAGGTCCAGTAGCCCCAACAACACCTGTCGCACCAACGGATCCAGTAACACCGGTTACTCCCGTGGCTCCTTGCGGCCCGGTTGCTCCCGTGACTCCGACATCACCTTGTGGACCAGTAGCGCCAGTAGCGCCAGCAGGACCCGTCGCACCTGTGGCTCCCGCAATACCTTGTGATCCGGTTGCTCCCACTGGTCCAGTAGACCCCGTGGAACCGGCCGGTCCCGTCGCTCCCGTGACACCTGTTACCCCCGTAACCCCACTAGGACCGGAAGGCCCGGTCACGCCAGTAACGCCTGTTGCTCCAGTAGGACCAGTCGGTCCCGTATGTCCGATGGGTCCAGATGGACCGGTGGCTCCGGTTGGGCCAGATGGACCTGTTGAACCGGCGGTGCCAGTTACTGGCAGTAGGTTCCACGAGATGCCGTCCCATTCCCAAGTATGGTCATCCGTTACATAGGTTGCACCTATAGCGGGATTACTAGGAAACGAGAGGGCTGTCATACTCAGACCGTAATACGGAACAACCCATTAACGTGCCAAACAATGGTGAGCGTGCCGTTAGAGACACTATTCGGGCCACCGAAATAATTGAAGCACACACCTTGGTTCTGGGCAGCAACTTCCGTGCAGTACAGCAGGCTTCCGTAGACATCGGTAAGCGTGGTGTCACTAGCAGTACTGGAAGTGTCATCAATATCAAACATGATGACCCCGGTAGCAGGGCTGGTTAAGGACATACCTTCAGCGACAATACCACCCTGTGCCCACTTACCGGCTTGGTATTTCTCGTTAGCGGTCACCCACGCACTATCGGCACCGTCGTATTTGGTCAGCGTGGTACGAGCAGCGTCGTTAGCACCGGTCGGATCGACCTCAGGAAGTGCGCTGTTGCCATACAGTGCAACACTTAAACCATCATTGAGAAGGTCAATACCCTTGACAGCCCCATTGAAAGCAAGGTTGTGCTCAATGAACGTACGGAAGATACCGGAACCAGCAGAAGACCAAGACATGACTAACTCCTTAGATTGAGATTTGTGGACGGTGCAAGGATAACGCAATCCTCACCATCGTTACGCTTTACAGACACAGATTGAATGATATTACCATCACCATCGGTAACCGCGATATCCTTCTTAATATAGTCCTCACGATAGTTTACCTGAAGACGGCCCTGCACACCGGCCTCAACGAAGGGCACCCACGCCCCACGCAGACTGGCACACTGGTGCATCTGGGTATGGGGATCAGACATCTTTGTGACGTGGGTCTTGCCACATTCGGGGCAGTACCAGTTCTTGGGGGGGCTGTTCAGGATCACTCCACCGAACGCTGACGCTTTGCCGTTTGCCATGCTCATAGTCTCTACTCCTCAGTATCCCTAGGTGGAAACCACGCTAGCGGAGTGGAGTCCAGATTTAGTTCATCTGAATGGTGTATTTCTATTCCACCAACACCGATGATGATGTCCTCGCCCTGTAACCGGCCCCTAATCTGGAAGTTGCTAATCCCATAAAAACGGCCATCATAAAAGATGATGTCATTCAGACGATCATCGTGCCAGACCTCTGAAGCGGAATGATCCCAGACACGCCCACCGTGCGCTTCCGTAACAGAAATTCCACATTCCCAGAGTGACCGGGCACCTACGGCAAACCGCACGTTTTGGGTCGCACGACGGCCCTCAGCCGTGAGATATTCGGAGTCTTCCTGCTGGTCAATCCAGAGGACTGGCACTTTCACGGGCGGCAGATACTGGCGGTAACCCTCGTCGTAAATGGAGTCGTACTGACTGGTAACGGTATCAAACTGATACCACGCAACCGATTCACCGAAGTTTTTCTGGTAACGCTGGAACTGCTTATGGATATGTGCGGCCTCACGGCGCGCATCGACGGCCATCAGCCGGTTCCTGACGTACCGAGCGTCTGCCACTCACCAAAGCCAAAGTCAACAGAGGCACGCCCGATCTCCTCAACATCCGCAACCTCTACGCCAGAGCCGTCAGCAGGACCGGGGGCCGAGGTAAGCCCAACGGGAATTTCGGGCCTAATGCGCACGGGAGCATTGTGGTCGTCGTATTCCTGCGAACGATAAATAGGCACATACCGGTTAGTCATGTAAGCCACCCGACGTAGGGAGAAGATATCGATGTTTCCAAGACCCACGTTGAGGATCTTGGTCCTGTCTGAGTAAATGCCCTCCCAATGCTGGAGCATCTGCCACAACTGCTGGAATCGCTGGTGTGCTGGAATTGACATACCCTCAGGAGATGCGACATCGATATCCGTGGAGAATTCCGTCATCAGCGACCATATCGCTTTTACGATGGCACCGATAGCAATAACGTCCAATTCTACTGGCGATATCTGATCAAGGTTTCCGTCCCCTGCCGGGAAACGGTTGTGCATGTGCTCATCGACAACGAGGCCAACGTAGAACGCCAGATCACTGTCGATGAACCACTGGAAGTGATATCCAGATATAAAGATCCGCTTACCCATGTACGTGTTGTCCACGAACTTGAGAAGACCATTGCGCTCATCAACGGCCCACTTATTGGTGGGTACTGCGCTCAGGGACACCGTTTCCGTAGATACGGTGTCAGGACCGGGCTGCACGGCTGCATATACCTGAAGCGTCCGTGCATCAACATTGGGGTGCGGCAACCGAATGGTGGACACATTGACTGGACCAAGATCAGTCTCAAAGAAGATCGGGAAATCTCGCAGCATGTTGCGGGTGCTGCTGACGATGCCGTCTACGGTGGGTGCGGTAATAGCCATTAGAACTGGAACCATTCGCCAACGGTGTCGATATCGGTTGCACCGAACGGATACACGGTTACACCAGTGGTCACTTCGCCAGAATCGAACTGAGCGTTGAAGAACACCAGCGGCTTGTTGGTGGAGTCCGTAAGGATAATGTCATAGATGCCCATAGGAACATCTGGGATAACTACCGGAAGGCTGGACGCTACGCCGGTAGACGACAGCGTCCCACCAGTGAGTTCCCCATACGAAACGGTAGTACCACCAGCCGCCTCAATATCGGGAATTGAGGCATGGTCGCTACTGAAGGTATAACCACTCACGGCATGAAGCCGAAACGTGCCGTTCTCCCAGTCAAGACCGGTCGTACCGGACAGGTACCGGAGATAGTCGTACTTAGCGTCAGCCATGTGTCACGTCCTTGGAAAACTTGAACACACCATACCGCAGCGTACTAATCACGCCGTCGCTATCAGTTTCCTGAATGTCGTAGTAGTAACGACCCTGCTCGGCCCCGGCGGTTTCAAGTCGAACCTTAATCACTCCAGTGGCTGCGCTTGACGTATCAAACGTGGCGCTAAATGCAGGAGAAACGTCATCCTTCAGGCGGCGCAACTGCATCTCGTAGGTGCAGTCCGACTTATTGATAACCCCATTAGAAGCGGTACGGAACGTCAGGGTACGGGTCCAAGTGTCCCCAGTGAACATTGCGTAGTTAGCACGTACCGGATTAACACGGTTATCGCCGTACAAATACTCGTCGGATAGGTGTGAGACACCCTGTCGAACCGTCACACGGCTTTCGGGAATGACGGTAAACGAGTCACCAGAGTTGGTCGTGATTTCCAAGTCCCACACTCCCTGCGTGATCTGTGATGCCATCCAATGCGTTTCGTCTGGGGAAAGCGTTAAGCGCAGCGATCCCGTAGGACCGTCCAGAACCTCATAATCGAAATCTCCCAGAACGGTGGTGGCTTTTCGATTGGCCTTGATCTGTGCCGTAAAACTGGCGTTAGTGATGTCCTGAACCTCATCGTTCAAGGTCACGATGATATCTAGGATAAAGGTTCTACCACCAATAATGCCTAAAGGCATAGCATCACCATAATAATTAGGTGATGTAAACAGAGGAATTGCATCGTACCTAGGCTGACCTAACAAGATGTCACTTCCTTCCGAAAAAACCGACGTAGTTGTGGCAATACGATTATACCCGTCAACTCCACTACGGAAAGCCACACGAATCCCGGTCTGGGCAAGCACTGCTGCCCCAAACCCTTCGGCGGTAACATCCGCTAATTCACCGTCTACATCAGCCACGGATATAAGTGTACACCGTCAGATACGGCGGCATCACACTAAAACTCTGTCCTTTACCAACACTAACCTCTGTAATAGAGTGTTTATGGGCACTATTTACAATGTTATCATCCGTAAATGAAATAGTGTGACTATGCGCACCATCTGTACTAATTGTATGCGAATGATTTGAGAGGTTAGAGTCGTTGACCTTAAGATTGGTCTTGTTAGAGGCAGTGGATTGCGCAGTCCACGTATAGTGGCTGTGGCCGGTATCGGTCTTCCACGGATCAAGTCGTGAATCCCACCACCTCGCACCCTCTTCGTTGTACTGAGGTGTGTACTCACCAACAATGAACTGAGGAGGATTGTTGTTGGAAGAGTAATTGGTGGCGTTATGAAAGTGAGGATTCTCAGTTACATCGTGTGCATGCTTACCGGTGCCAGCCACAGTGCTGCCGCCGTGATTGTGTGAACCCTGAGTCGCTGCGGCCACGCTGTGCGTGTGCTTGCCGTCCGTTGTAGACGTGACATTGTGTGCATGCGCAGGAATGTTGTCTGTCGTCAAGGTAATGGTTCCATTGGGAACGCCGCCCAACGTGGCAGCGTTTGCACCAACACCGAGCAGCATACGGTTCCTTGCATCGGGAAGGACCATCGACACTGGGTTATCGTCCACAAACGTAATAGCAGATTGCAGAGCAGCAATGCTGAACAGTTGAGCATAACCAGCGCTATACGCCAGCGTCTGACCGACGAGGGGAATCCACGAACCGGATATTAATGCCATCTCAGATGGCGCAAGCATGGACTGGATAACGGTGCCAACCGGGGTGATGTCATTTGGAGTGACGATCTCTTCCCAACTGTTATTGCGGCCCAGATAAACCTTTTCGCCCACACGCACGATCACGCCGTTAGTAACGGTTCCCGGTAATGCACTGAGGACTTTCAGGTTACTACCAGTTACCGTTCCTGTGGCCGCAATATTGCCGGTAGCCGTAATGGTGGTTGTGGAGGACAGTGCCTTTGCGGCCAGCGAACTGTTCGTCGTAAGCGCCATATCACCGCTTCGATACAGCGTGGCATTGTCGTCGGACCAGCCCAACTTTCCGTCAGCGTAGATCCTGAAACTGTCAGAACCATTGGTGCTGTTGGTGTTCTTGAAGATGATCTTGCTGGTATCCGTCTCACTGCTGACGAATACCGGAGCGAGCATGTTCCGCTTGTCAATAACGTAGTTTGCGAGATTGGATTCAGAACTGGGACAGTACACAGACGCAAGCGCCACATGTTCCGAACTGATATCGGGGAATACCGGGTTAGCGCTTGACAGTCCCGCCACACCTTCTGCCTGCCCCGTGTTCTTTACACAGATGAGATAGAAACGGGCAGGGTCACCGACGTTCAAGGTGACTGATCCACCGGCCGTATACACCACAAGACCATCGACCAGCACGATGCCGGGGGCCACACTTGCGGTGGTCCCCGACACCGTTACTGCGCAACCACGAATCACACCATAGCGGTTGTTACCGAGCGTATTGAAATCAATAGCGTCCGGTTCCGACATTACGGGCGCAACAACGTCCGTAGCGTTAGGGATAAAGAAACCGCTGTGGTTGAGACTAGACATGGGTTATTCCTCAGTGCCAGACGTAGCCGAGGCCATCCAGATACTTGGCGATATGGATCGGCATGCTGTAGCGCTTACCGGCTTCCAGTTTGTAATGGGTATTCGGGTCACCATAGGTGAAATCGTCAAGGGTAGTATTCATGCGAATCGTCACCTTGCTGTTCTTGTTGCCCTTAAGGTTCAGGGGCTGGACGGGATCGACCTCAATCTCCCGGTGTCCACCCATGAGATCAGCGGTAGTCGTGACCTCACCTGCGTCCTCAGTCTTCTGTCGCTGTGCCACTTTTTGTGCTCCTTTGTTAGTGGTTCGATAGGACTATATCAGTCATTCCAATGCGTGCCGTCCCAAAAGATCGTATACGTGCTTGTTGGAATACTGGAATCATCTCCAGTAGTCCAAGCGCCACGGCCACCTACGCCGGGACCGCCTACAATTGGAAGCGATGGTTTGCCCTCAACGTCGTAGTTGGCCTCAACGTACTGACCTGACGGGATGACATCTGCGTATAGGTTGGTCGAACGGGGACCGGTTCCGTGGGCAAAGCGTGAGTTTCCGTTTCCTGCTACATACTTGACACGATCATACGAGTCCCAAGGTGCGTAACCGGACTGCCAATCAGAACCGTCCCAATATGCCCTGCTGGCGTTACCGAGCACGATGTAGGAATCGTTAGCCCAACGCTGTGAACCAACGGGCAGTACCTTGGCCCGAAGTTCGGTCAGGTTTGCGGGATTCACTTCCGTAGGGCCACCGACAAAGTAACCGGGCCAACCCTCTACGGCACCATGCTCGTCATCATCGAACATGGTATTCGGACCATGAATAGTAATGATGCTCATCTTGACTCCTTAAACATCAAGTCTAATGACTTGTAGTGTTTGATAAACTTCTGTATCGGCAATGTCAGAGGGTCCAAATTTATATGCAGAAAATTGTAGTTTACAATCACTTGTCCCGTCATCAATCAACTGAACGGTACCTGAAAGACCAATTTCCATAAAAGAGAATTCAGAATAAGCCGTATTTATAAACTCTACATAGTTACCCGTTCCAGTTTGCTGCGTGTTGGGAATCAATGCAGAAATACTAGGGGTTGTGTAGGCAAACAGTGCTACGTCTTTAGCGGTGTCTGTATACAAGTACCAATTAAAAGTATACATTCCCGGTGGAACTATTAAATTTCCACTATCTATATACCATCCGTTTGGAATATACATAGCATCAGGATTATAATCATCAAGTGGATTATACAAACTCGTATTGGCTGACCATACATCTGGATGGTAGTCACCGTCATAAAAACATTCAGTGTCGTAAACAAAGGTGGGGTAGCGGTTGTTCCCCATTGTTGCTCCATGTACTGACACGATACTCATGCTGTCGGACGGGGGCCACGACCACGGCCACGGTGAACCACCGGGCTGGGAGCGCCTGCCTCTGCTGCTGCCCACGCCTGTGCCTCTGCAATGAGTTGTGCAGTGTCACAACCTGCGATATTTGCGGCATCGGCGAGGGGCAACGTACCGTTGACCACGAGCAAGGTCGCCAGAGCGCCCGTCTGATCAAGGGCCGGGTAACCCCGATATACCGTGGTATCGGGCGGTGCGGTAGTGATCTCAACACCATCGGGAAGTTCTACAAGAACAAAGCCCTTCTTTGGCGTAACCACTGCACCGGCAGGAAGCCATGCGTACCCGTTGTTACGGGGATTGGGGCGCTGGATAACGGAATAGATGTTCATCGGTCAATCCTTGTAACTGTCAGGTCGTGGTACACATCGGTACCGTTTTCGGTAAGGAACTCAAAGTAAGGGTTATCCCAATCAAGGCCCGGTTTTGCTGGAGCGTCAAACTTTACAACAACAGTAAGAGTGGAATCACTGTAAGAGTTGTTGTTTTGCTGCTGTGAAGTGAGCCATTGGTTAGTGTACTCGTCATATTCAGCAAAGTACTCAACATTATTTGCGTATATGTACTGGGTAAATTCGGTATCACCACCCCAGTGAGTGCAGTTCCACGTAACGGCGTACGTGCCCGGTTCTACAAAGAGCGTCTCCGGTTCCTCTTCATACACCCTGAATCCGCTTGGAATACTGAGAAGTTCGTACTCTGGATCCCGATCAAGCAGGTCTAACCAACCGTCATCCCTAGAATAACCGTCCCACCAAGAGTTAAAAATAAACCTAGGGTTACGGGTGTCGTACATTGACGGGCCGTGTACAGAAATAATGCTCATAGGTATGAGTATAGCAAAAAAGGGCCGTGGGATGTATGTAATCCCACGGCCCTTTCTGATTGATATGGCTATATCAGTTGGTGACCATCTTGCAGACGGCCGACTCCGTGATAAGACCCCAACCCCAGATGGCGTACCAAGCGAGGGCGTGCTCACGACCGAAGTCAAGAACACCACCATCACGCAGTTCCACCGGGAGGCTGATGGCCTGACCGAAGGCGTTGTCACCGATCATCAGAGCCTCGTAGGCGTTGCCCTGCGGCACCCACGGCTGGCCCCACGCCGGGGTAGCGATACCGTCAACACCGGTCTGACCGTCCGCACGACCGTCCTCGTAGGCCGCTGGAACACCGTCGGGCGTGATGAGATCCTCACGGAAATCGGCCGAGTACTGACTCGGCTCCACGGTACGTCCACCGGGAACACCGTCCTGCGGATCATCCATCGTGGACGAAAGCGGTGCGCCGATCTGGGTCGTCTCAATGAAGACAACGTCGTTCAGACGGCCAATTTCGCCAAGCATGAAGTTACCGGGGGCGGCGTACTTGGTGACCTCAATCCACTCAGGAGTGTCACGCAGACGGCGTGACTGGTGCGGGTGGATGAAGGCTACGTACGTCTCGCCAAGGCGAGGGATGTTCTTGGAGGCCAGAACCTCAACTGCGTCCTTCACCGTGTGCGGGTGGAGGAAGTAGTCGTCACCAGCAACAACCGCAGCAACGTCCGAGGCCGGAGTACCGGCCTCGTAGATGCCGTAGCCGGTGTTGATAGCGGACGGCTTCTGACGGCCGAACACCACCGAAGCGGCACGCTGGAGGGTCTGACGAGCCTGCGTGTCCATGTAGAGCGCCATGTTGCGACCAAGGAGACGCGAGGCCGAAGCCATAACGTCATCGAACGAAGCGTTCAGGAGCAACTCCGAAACGGCAACGCCGAAGCCCTGCTCTGCAACCGTGATGCTGTACTGGTTGGCCGTGATTGCGTTGGTACGCATACGGACACCTTCAACCAGCGGACCCGCCGGGATGGGGAGGTTGTTGTAACGCATGAAGTTGACGACCAGACCCGGCATAACGCCAAGTTCCGTCTTCTTCACGGCGAACTGCTCAAACCGCAGGACCGGCATGGACTGGAACAGGATCTCCTTAGACCAAATGGTCTGGATAGCCGGTCCCATCATGGAGGTACCAGTGGTAATGCCAGCAGCGTTACCGACACCCGTGTTGTTGAAGCCGGTGGAGGCATCATAGCCAACCGCCGACGTGTACTGACTGTTTGCACCACCGGTACCGACTCGCGTCGTACCCGTGATACCGGACGAAACGGGCAACTGCCCGCCGAGGCCATCTCCTACGGCCATAATTTTACTCCTTGTTAGAGGTTAAGTTGATAACGGCCTATCGGCCCCTGTACTGGTTCCTTGCCTGAGCGAGGAGACTGTCTCGGTAGCGTTTGTACGTTTCGATGTCCATTGACCGGATGTCCTCCGGTGTCAACGATTGGTATGTCTGCATTTGCTCCAAAGGACCGACTGGCGGGGCTGTCGGAGACGCACCCCGTGGCATCGGCATTTGCTGCTGATATGTTACAGCAGATATGTTTCCAACAATTGCATTCGTACGCGCTTTTGCGTCTTCAATTGATTGGTCGATTTCCTCAATCGTGTTTCCACGAATATAGTCTCGCAGTTCGGGCAGAATTTCTTCTGCATCCTGCTGAATGCGCTCACTGCGATAGCGCTCCAGTTCGCCAAGGCGCTTCTCCATCTCGTAGACGGCCCGATCATTCTCGGACTTCTTCTCAAGTTGCTGGAAGCGATCATTCCACTCCTGCTCCTTGCGAGAAAGGAGATCCCGAACTTCAAGTTCGGCCTCTTCCTTGCGCTTGGCTTCTGCCGAAAGACGAAGTGCCTCCTCGTCCTTCTGACGCGCGAGTTCCTCACGCTCCTTCTGCATGGCCTTGAGTTGCTCCTCCATCTGGTTCAGACGGGGGTACAACTTGTCCTTCTCCTGCTGGCGTGCCTTCTCAATATCCTCTTCAGAGAAGAATCGGCTATTGGTCGTGACCCCATTAGGAACATTTCCGTTAGTAACAACAGCCTGAATCGGCTGACTCACTGACTGTGCCGCATTCTGCGTCGGCCAGTCCATTGCATTTCGGGGCTGTGCAGGCTCCACGCCTGCGATAAATCCCGTACCAGTGTCAACTGCATTTTGACCCATTTTTCACCTTTTTCTAAACAGTACGTTGTCCGGTAACTCAAATGTATAGCACATTTTGCGCCATTGCACCGGTATTACGGATTTGAAGAATCAAAATCCACGGTTTCCGGTGGGATAGGCTGATAAGCAAGTGTAAATAGTTCCTGAGCAAGTGCGGGATCGACAACCGGCGTAGGCCCGACCGGATTGCCATTTTCATCTACTTGACCGGGTACCACGAGTGGTTGACCGTCGGGGGTCATACCGGTTGCCTGCATGATGAACTGTGCGATTTGGCTCTGGATAAGTTGCAGGGCACCCTGCTCCTTGGAATCCTCAACCAACTCTTCAAAGATTTCTCGGACCTTCTGATCTGGGAACTGAACCCCAAGATCACGAAGCGCTCCACGCTTGGACTCCAGACCCATAGCCATCTTTGCCTGAATCTCGTTGATCTTGACGAACACGTCCATCGGGAGTGGTGAGGGCCAGTCGATGTAGGTCCGGTAACTCGTGGAGTCACGGGGATCAAGTTCGGGATACTGCCCCGGCTTCAGCATGGCCCCAGAAATCATGGGGTTATAGATCGACTTCTCAGGTGCGTACAGGAAGACGTGCTTCATAATGAGACGGTTGATTGTCTCAAACAACTTTGTATAGACGACCTTCTTGCGCTCCCATTTCAGCATCAGCGGCTGATACTGCATAGCCAGAGCGGTGCCCGACGTATTGGAGATCGGCTGTGTCTGTCCAAGCGCACCGGTAGGAACGCCGGTGAACTCGTGCATGGACTGCTTCAGCAGTTCCATGTAGCCAAGGGGACCGGTGAAGTTGGTCTGCAACTCCAAGTTCTGGATCGTTGCGTCCTTGTTACCGATGGCCCAAACCTTCTTGGGACCCTTTTCAAGGTTCGATGCCTTGGCACCGATAATGACGGTAACCGGGCTGGCGTGGTAGTTGATCACGTCAGAGATGTTGGTGGCACGCTCGTTGTACTCACGGTTCAGGCCAATGATGTCCTGAATATCAGAGAGTCCCCAAGGGCTGGAGGCGACCGGGAAGTTCGGACAGAAGGCGACAGGAATCTCGCCAAGGGGATTGGGGCGAGCATCGATCAACTCGTCGTTGATGTACTCCTCAATCGTGTCCTCGGTCATCAGTTCAACGTAAGTGAAGACCTGACGGGTGCCGTCCTGTGCGGTGCCCCAAAACTTGTACTTCAACTTGAAACGGATCAAGCGGGTACGGTCGTGAGGGTGGAACTCGGGGAAGCAGAAAGCCGGGTTCAGTGGAAGGATACGAATCTTGCCGTTATGAGGAATACCGGCAGCATCGACGTACGGGTCTTCCCATGCGACCTTGACGAACGAGTCACCGGAAACCGAACCCAACTGGCCGATTTCCATGATCACGTCGGCCTTGTGATTGTGGATCTCCCATACCTCTTTGAGGATGTGCGGAACAATCGCAGACGTGGCCTCGGGGCTGTGGAAGTTAACGCCCTTACCGAACGTGAAGTTGACGAGATAATCGGAGAATGCCTTGACCCAGTTGAAGGTCAACTGCGGTTCGCCAGCCTCACGGCGATATGCCCAGTGGTGGCCCAGATACCAAGCCCAGTTAGAGGCATATCGGTTTAAGCGGGGACCGTGAACCTCAAACTCTTCATCAGCAAGTTCCACCAGTCCAAGTGGACTGATTGCGATGGTAAGATCAGACTGCGAAGCCCGGTAGGATGGAGACTGAAACGAGATGCCTGCCACTACGCCCTCAAACTATCCGTAAATGTTGAACTCATCTTACACCCGATTTAACCACTTGTTGAACTAATTGGAGAATTCTGTGATTGAACTTACTGTTTCAGATGCCGCAGTAGTATTTAGTATTGTTGAGGCCTTGTCGGGGCCGCTTGACGATGCTACATATGTGAAAGTGCTTCAGGAAGCACGCTTTGTACTTCCAAAAATTGTTGAGGCATTTGACAAGGCAGGCTTAAGTGTCCTTGATGTAGACTTGCCAAAGATCCCGCTCATAGCACCCGGTAGTAAGCACCACTGCTAACGGTAAAAGCCCTCAGGGGTTTTTCCAGTGTATGGGTCAAAGTATGCCTGACCCACACGAGTGGGACCGCTTCCTCTAGTTTCGTTTAACTGCTCAATACCGTGCTTCATGTGAACCCATGAAATCGCTTGGCTTTCTGAAGGAAGTAAGCCCATAGCATTAGCAACAGCAGTGTAGATATTCTGCATGTGCTCATATCTAGTGACTTTTCCTGTCTTAGTTCTAAACGAGTCAATACCGCGACCCGACTCCCAAGGCCTGAGTCTGTTGGTAGCAACGTCATATGCACGTCCGTCTACCGTCAAGAATCTGGGGTCAGATGGATCGTGAATGTTATGCATAAAGTTGTACGTCTTAGGTCCGTGCATTACCGCTTCAGGATCTTCACCTTGGATGAGGCGACCGGCTGTAATTAAAGCGTGCGTTGGAGCACGAGACACGGACAGACCTTTTACATGCTCTCTAGCGCCGGGACGGTTATTAATGATGTCATCCCATTGATGCGGCTTAAGTCTTTTTAATTCATCCAGAGCGTGAATATTGCTCTCTTCCCAATCCATATTGGGGCTAACCGCTGCAACAAGTCCTGAGCCTGAAAGGTGAGGATCAGATGCATTCGATAAGAATCCACCGCTAACCGCTTTAGATACAGCGTCGTGAACGCTTGGATACCAAATCTTGCCAGCAGCAACTTCACGGGGAGAAGCGTTTTCTATTGAGTGGATGACATTCGACATGGCAATATGTCGATTTGCACCGTGATCAAGGTTAACCATTGGAAAACTCCACGACATTTCTGGAGCACCACTTGGGTGGAATTTAGGTTCTCCAGCCTTTGTGTGAACTTGGTACTGATGGCCTTGCCCGCCCAATTGAGGAAACAGTAACGTCCCACGAGAAGTTTGCCTCATCTATAAATCCTTTTTAATAGTGTCAACATGTTCGTATCCAAACATATACATGGGGGGCAACGACAGTTCTCCCGTCGCCTCAATCTCAGCGATTGCGGCCTCAAACCACTCCATGCGCTTAATTTCCTCGTTTACGAATTCCGGTGTCAATTTATATGCTCCAATTAGTTTAACTTGTTGTACCAGTTTTTGCAGCGTTGCGCTTGTTCTGCTTGTTCTCTCGGTCCTTGCGCTTACGCTCTTCTGCCTGCTCGGGAGTCTCGTTACGCTTCTCGCTCTTGGGATAGTTCTCAAGGTCAGAAACTTCCCAGTCAGGATTACCTGCAATATATGCACGGGGATCACGTTCTACGCTGCGGCCGAAATACGTGGAGTGGGCAGCGTTGATATCGGCAAAACCGGGGTTCCCCGACCAATCTTCATACACGAGGTTATCGGCCATATTTGCTGCAATAAAATTGCGCACACGGGAAGCCTGCTTGGACGTTTTGTCATCTGGGTAAATCTTTTTGCCACTGAAGAAAGTGCCGCTTTCGTCAGGTTCAATGCCATTTTCCCTAAGGAAATCTCGAGCCGTATCAAGATTAGGGTGCCCTGAAACCCCAGTACGCTGCTGGGAAAGAATGTTATAACGCTCTAACAGACCACGGCGATAGGCGCTCTCACGCTGCGCAGCGTCATCCAAGATCAAGTTCTTGGGGACATGGGTAGGCAGACCACGTTCAAGCGCAAGTGGCTTATGGATAAGCGCATCCTCATTTGCGCCAAAGGATGTGGGATCAGACCGGTCAACCGATGCGGGCATTACGACCCCATTGGTCTTGGGACCGCCCGCAATCTTCTTGGACTTACCGGTGTCCTCGCCGTACATGCTGATTGCATCAAGGCCGCTCTGCCAGTCAACAGCACTGGGAGCAGGCTGCTGACTAACAAGCCGATAAGGCTGTCGTCTAGAACTAACCATTGTGGCTCCTCGGCTTCTTGAATCCCTTTGAAATGTTCACCCGCCGCTTGTTCTCCAGTACGGCAGGCATACTGATATATCTGGGCTGCAATGTGGGCGGTAACTGGTACTTCTTCAGATATTTCGTGTGTACATCAGCAAGGTGTTTCGGCACCGTGTTGAGATACTCAAATCCTCCCGGCACCCGGTCAGTCGGCTTAATGATAAACGGCTTGACATTCACCTTGGGTCGCCCCGGCATAGCCGGGGCAATGACCTTAGGGGTGAGCGGTTGGAAGTTAGTCATCAGTCGGTAGTACCGTTTCGTAAATCGATCCACGGGGTGGACTGATAACCTTTCACATTGCCCATGGCAAGGTGATGCATCAGCGCTTTATAGCGGGGTCCTTGGTGCTCAACCTGCCACTCCCACCTACTTTGATCAAGACGACCTTCCGTCGCCCTGTGTATATCGTAACCAACAGACATACCAATATCTGCAAGTCCGATATGTCGATCTACCTTGCGGTTGGGATCGTTCTCTCGGCGTGGGTGATGGTCTGGATGATATCCAATTCCCATCAGATCAATCCGTGACGTTTGCGATGTTCGGACGGAGCAGACGGTACTCCGACCCTAACTCCAACTCAAACTCGGGCATGCCCATGCCAGCATGAGCACCGTAGACAAAGTCAGAAAGCATGGCCGGTGCCTCAATCCAAGTGGAGGAACCCATATGCACACGCTCGCGCATCGTCTCCATCGGATCCTTGATCACCGTGAACGAACGGCCACGGTTGTCACCAGCGGTGTCGCCATAAGCGCCACGGCCAAACTCAAACGGGACATCGGTATCAGTAGCGATGCCCTCCTCAAAGCGAAGGGGACCACGACGGTTGTAGTTAACCGCAAGATCACGCTCGTACTGAACCTCGGGCGGCGGGTATGCCATGTTAATTCCTCCTAGAAAGGACCGGTGTTGTAACTATATCAAACTATGAAGGGTATGTGCAAAACTATTGGTGACTATTGCAAGTCCCCTTGCAGCCACATCCGCATTCCGTGGATTTGGCATTGGGGAAGTAGTGCGGATATGCAACTTGCGGTGGAGTCTTTCTCTCGCTGGAGAATCGCTGAAACACCGATGTAGGAATTGTAGTCATAATGATGGCTTCTCTACAGGCAACAGTTGGGTAGTTAAAACCTTCTCTATTGATAATACCATATTCATGGGTATACCGATAACGTGGTCAACCGTGTCATTTGAGACATCGCAGGACTGTGCCAAAACAATGTGGCCGGGATCCAAGTCTGGAATAGCAAAACCTATGGAAACGATAATCCTCGGCTCTACCTCTAGGTCACTTACTTCCGTCCAACTGAAACTTGGATGTATCGCCTGAGCGTCCATCCATCGGACAACGACCATTTGAAAGTCAGTCATATGCTCGCCTTGTACGTTTGACCTCTCCAAGAGGCTCTACCTTGATGAATCGGAATCACTTCAACATGCCAGAAGCCGTCCTCTTCTTCCGTGACGACTGCCATGCCTTGCTGCCAATTCTCCCACCTTTTGAACGGTCGGCCGTGCTCATCCTCACCGGATTTGGTGGAGGGGACTGGCCCGTCAATGCGACAGAGGCAACCGGGACTGAAGGCGACGACAGTCTCAGGATTGCCCCTGTATTCAAAGGTTTCGGTATGGAGAGCGATCCGGTGGATATGCCCTTGAACGAACGATTGCCTTTCGGACTTGGCTACCTTGACAACGTCAAGTTTCTCACCGTGGATTGCCCATAAGGGTGTAACACCGTTTCCACCCTCTGTAATCTGGATACGGCCCGCCGGGTACGCACCCATGTACTTGACACCAATGTCATCCAGTCGGAGTAAGTACGGGATTGACAGGAGGGGCCATTCCTCGGGAGCGTTCGCACGCCTGAGCCGCATTGCGGCCATAGCGTTCTTTGCCACAGAGATCCCCAGCCGGTTATCATGATTACCGCCCAGCATGTAAATCTCGGCATCGGGAGCAGCCGCCCGCTGTTTAGCCAAGAACGTATGGGCGTAGTCAACGGTCGGCTGTGTCGTGAGGACAAACTCAGGCAGAACGAGGAACTTGGATGACCACTCTGGCAGGTCCAGCGTGTCGCCCAGATTAACGATTTTATCTGGTTTGATTTTGCTGGTAATTTGCAGTGCTACATCTATGGCACTTTCATCATGCGTGGCGATCATCTCACCATCAAGCATGCGTCGATACCCAATCTGGGGATCGGGAAGGATCACCGTGATCTTTGTAGAACGGTTGATCGGCGCAGCCTTTATGGGCTTGATTACCGTCGGTGCCGCTGGCTGCACTACCGGCCACTCTGGCCCGGTTTCCCATGAAGGGCTGAGAACAACACCGGCCATATCGACCGTGTGTGCCTCACCGTCTGCATCTTTGTAGAAGCCCTGCCAAATTTTGAGGGACTGGACCGCTCCGATGTCATCTACATCGATACCGGAGCGTTCTAACAGAGAGGCTAGTTTGCCCAGACGTTCTTTCGGCGTAACGGACTTCGCTGCAAACTCGTCACTTAATTCTCCCACAGGCACACCTTTTCAGTTTGTGTCGTCGCACGGAGAAGTCCGAAATCACATAACCACGGTTGGTCAACACGGTGGCGATCACCGTGGCCTTGATGTTCGGATTATCCAGTGCGGCTACCAAGTCGTCTTTGTCCTGCTCAGACAGTTCTGACAGAACCAGCCAAACAGAGCATTTGACCCTATTCGGACCCTTGCTGTTCTCACGGTCGATCTCCTCAAGAAGACCTTCACGCTTCGATGTGTTCGCCATCGTCATCCCCTAAAGAAAGGACTGTCGTATACTTCAACTGTTGGAACCGTCTCGTGAATTGTACACGCACAGGCTAACGCCAAACTGTCAACATAGTCATCGTGAGCCTCTCGCTCATTCTCCGGTGCCTGTACGAGCATATATTGCCCCTTCATCACCTTTTCTACGTCAGTCATCTGCTGCCTGAAACGCCTCCAAACACGCGTTCGACGGGCTTTGGAATGGCCGGGGTATACGATCAGTCCTCGCTGTAACAGCGCAATAAGGTGCTTCCAGCGCTCCGCTTGGTTCTTGGAGTCACTGTTGTACGGAATGACCTCGCACCGGCCCGAAAAAAGGCGCTTCAGACGGTCGGCTACTGCGGACCCCATGCCCTGTGCGTCCACGCCGATGTAGAGAATGTTGTACTGATCAAGGAATTCCATGATCTGGAAGTACTGCTCCTCCCATTCGGCGTTGTGAATCTCCAGCCAGTTGAGGATGCGGTGCTCACGGAAGCCAGCCGCATCCGTGTAATCCCAGTCCACCCATAGCACGGTTACAACCGTCGAATCTCGCACACGGGCTGGGTCAATACCGACCACGACCGGCGTTCTCCACCACGACCGGACAAGTTGCATGGAGGGGTCACCGAGACGATCAAGGTCGTCTTCGGTGATCAACATTCCTCGCTCAATCATCCATTTGAGGTTGTAGGACATCTGGAATTCTTCCGAGTCCTCACCTAGACGCAGTTTCTCCTTTTCGATGAACTTTGCGTAGGAGGCGTTGTACTTGCCGACCGTCTTGTAGTCGTACTCAAAGTGATTCTGGCGCTTTCTGGACTGAGAGCCACGGCGCTTGTTCAACTGGATTGCCTTGTAGAAGTCGCCAGTGTGATATGCCGGGGTCCCGATCTTCACGATGGTGCCTGCATAGGCGGCAAGCATGGGGTGGACGGACTTACGGATGACTTGGTCATCTGCGGCCTGAGCCTCGTCAACAACGATGATGTGGTACGACGAACCCTCAATCTTGGCTCTAGGGTTGGCGGTCTGCCGTCGGCACATCGAACCCGATTTGAGACTGATCATCTTGGACCGACCGTCAGGCCGCTCATCGATTTCTGGGTCCTTGAAGATTTCTACCGCACGGTCTGAGGTCAGGCGCTTGACGATACGACCGAACACGATCTCGCTCTGATCGTCCACTGGCGCAAAAACACCAACCCAGAGGCCACGGTTGAACCTTTCCAGCATCGGGAACGACTGCGCCAACTTGGGAAGCACCACCATGCATCCTGCGAGCACCGTGGCGAGCGTCTCGCTCTTACCGGACTGACGTGCCCAAAGGGCTGTGATCTCTTCAGCGTCATTGATTACCAATGATTCGATAAGGCGATATGCCAGTTGACGCTGATATGGGCGCAGTTCAAAACCAGCAAGTTCTTCGCAGAAGACGATGATCCGCTTGATCAACTGGTCAACGAAATCCGCATCCTCTTCAGATAGTTCCATTTCCGGTTCGTCATCAAACGGTTGACTCTCGTCAGGACTCTCGTCCCACACGGAATCTTCTGGATATCCCAAATCTTCGATCATTTCAGACACTGTTGATTATCCTCTATAAAGTCTAGGCTTTCTTTGCCTTTTTGTCTTTTTCTACTGGGGCTTCGCCCTCTTTCAAGACAAACGGCCTGACCGTCAGTGATTTCAGAGAAGGACAGCGATGCACCGGTACGCTCGTCAGGCGTACCGGTGACTTGTAAACATTTGAGCACTTAGGACAGTGCCATATGCTGGAGAACTGATCAGTCGCCTTCGACACTGATCGTGACTTCCATCAGATTCTTCTTGAGTCGGCGCTCGTTCGCACGATAATGCTGATAGTACGTAGCACTCTTCGTACGACAAGCGTCCCCAAGGCACCCCTTCTGCCGTCGGTAGAGCGATGAACTCGTGCATTCAGCAGAGTCACAGTCTGGGTCCAGACCACAAACGCCAAGTTCCGACACCAAAACCGGCTTGGGTTTGCGTCCCGGTCGCTCTGTAAGCAGGTGGGCAATGGTTTGTTCAAGTGAAGTAATACGATCTTCTAACCCGTCAGACATTCTGTGTAGTTCCCTTCTTACGTCCCGGCTTCCGACGCTGCAAATCCAAATCTTTTGCCATGCGACGCGTCGTCGCCAAACTTAACTGCATAGCGCTGGCGATGTCATCAAGAGACATCGTTGATTGCTGCCACAAAAGTTTAAATCGCTCAATCACCGTCACATCGACGTTCTTGCGGTTAGAGGTGAAAGAGGTATTTGGGGAGGTGCGTCGCTTGGTCTGGACAGACTTGACGGGCTGGCACATGCTGAGTACTGCTGCGTCAATGTCTTCCTGAGTCCAACCGGAACGGGTGAGTGCTTCGATTACAACGGGCTTCCACTGGTTACCGGCCCGACAGGCCAGAATCCGTTGGTCGTAGGAAATATCCGCTTCAGGATAGTTGTCAATGGTCATGTGTGCAAAGATATCAACGATTTTGCAACAATACAACCCGTCGGCGTAGAAGTGAGCGGATTCCTGCCTGCGCATCTGACAGGGCAGTGTCGCAGTAGTCCAGCATTGCTGGTGCGCTGACGGCGTTTGAGGTGCGGAAACTATCAAACTGCGCCTGAGCAGTGCCCAATGCCTGTTCAACCAGTAGGTATAACGTCTCCTCGTCCAGCCGGTCGAACCTTGAAGGTTCGGGGATAGACGGTGCTTTGGGGGTCTTCTTCAGCCGAATCACTCCAGTTCACCATCCACGATCTCGTATCCGGTACCCCAACAGGCGGGACAGTAATCGTCTGGCTCCTCACCGCAGTACGGGCAGACCCGTACCTTCTCGCCCCACAGAGAAATCTGCTTCGGACGGTGCTCTAGGTTCCTGCCACCGAGTTGTTCAACAAGATCTTTGCTGGGCGTACGCCTACATAAACCAATATGGAATGCCCGGTCCTTGATCCTAATGCGGATTCCAGATCGTCCAAACGACTTCCTGAATGGTGGGTCTAGTTCGACAAGCCATGCCAGCGAGAAGACCTTCGGATCCGTCGGTTCGTCCTCCTCGCCCCAATAAAGCGGACCAAAACCGTGTACCTCAATCAATTGTGTGCTCCTATTAGCGGCGGCGGGAACCCGGTGCGCCTGTGTGTGTAGATGCTGCGGTGATCTCGTCCGGTGTCATGCGCTCATATGCATAGTCATTCAGGACAGCGTTGATTCGCCTACCCTTCGATACCGCACGGACAAAACTTCTGAAGCCCTCATAATCGACCTCACGGTAGATGTAGCCCTCGTCGGTACCACGGTTGGTCCATCGGACCTGCAAAGCATGGTTCTTGTAGTCATACCGATAATCACGAACACGGGACGACGCTGTAGCGCTGATCCACGGACCACAGTCGGTATCAATGCCGAGATAGCCCTGTGAAGACGGCTTAACAATTCCACTGCTAGTACCTACATACGGCATAAGGTTTCCTCTAAACTAGTGAGATGGAGAGTGAACTGCAAATTGGTGTAGCCTACGACGGTGAGACACTTGGGATCATTCTCATTGTACACGACGATGATACTGACTTCTCATGTGCCATGACACCATCTCAGGCCGGTTATCTAGGGACACGTTTGATTGCACTAGGCAAGGCAATGGGCGGTCTGGAGGATGAGGTCGCTGGTATGCCTCTTGAACGTGCTGAGGCGTATATTGACACTTGGGTGAAGCGACTGCTCGCTGAGTACAACTAGTTGCTTTCCGTTCACAGGAGAGGATACACTGCCCCACATGGATCCGCAATTTGAAAAGGGTTTCATAGCCAAGGTTGAGCAGGACGAGGACACCGAGAAGTACCGATTGGTGCTGAACTGGTATGACCACGACGCTGTTGACGAGGTTGTTCTTCCACAGGAGTTTGACTCTCTGGAGGAAGCGATGGTCAGTGCGAACCACATCAGCAATGACGTGATCCAGAGTTGGGGTGATCTGGAGGACTTTGATAGCCCTGACGATGCGGATATTGACGGCATCCCACAGGCGCTCGCAATCCTCCTGAAGTTTGCCAAAGAGTACAAGAACGTCGATATTCAGGGAATCAAACGCACCCATATTCCAGAGGAACTACTGGAGGCATTCGGGGACATCTCCGATGACTACATTTCTGGACTCCTGTTCGGCTTACCGATGGCGGTAGCGGCTCTTCCCTATCTAGACGATACGAATCTGGGCGAACTGAAGTATCTGGGTTGCCTCGCCAGCCTGCTGCAAGGGCTTCTCGCCCTTCGCAAAGCGGGATAAGACTTCCTGCCCGAATGGCGAAATAGGCAAACGCAGGGGACTTAAAATCCCCCGTCTAACGACTTGTGGGTTCGATCCCCACTTCGGGCACTGACTACCGTGGGTTCAGATCGTCTGGATAACCAGCGTCTGCCCAGCCCTTGTACAGAATTCCTAAGCGATCTACCTTGTGCTTGTCAAAGATGTACGACAAGTTGCCGGGAGTCTCCAAGTGATTGACAAACGGGATGACGGCGTTAAGCCTGACGGCATCCATGCGCTGCGCAGGGAGTGCAGAGAATAGATCGTGGTGTTCCTGACCCGGAGGTGGTCCTACGTGTTCAACCTGACGACCGTATGCCATACTCATATCGTCTGCATACGTAACTGGAAGTATTGAGCGCTTGGGGATCAAGTACTGGTGCCAGTACTTGCGTTCAGGCCAACTTTCAAGCGTCTTAATATGTGGTGCCGTAAAGATAGTTCGGTGTGAGCCGACGTAGTCGTGAATATGTCCACCTGTGTACTCAAGACCCATGTTGGCAGCAATCCGAGGATCGTTTAACGCCTCATGGAACTTTGTGCCCGGTGCCTCGTTCAGACGGCTTTCCTGCTCAATACCAAAGCCTGCGTCGTATGCTCCTGAATAAGTACTCAGGTGTGGTGCCATTTTGCGATCTGAGGCATGCCAAGTAGTAATCCACTCGTCCCTAGTGGGAGCGGCAACATGTAAGCGTCTCATTTACCGATTTCTCTTGAAGTCAAACTGTGGCTTATTTGGATCTCCCAAATCCATCTTGACGACACCTTCGCCGGGATGCATACGGCTGATCAGCGGTTCTGCGGCGATGTATACCGGAATATGCACTCCTTGACGCATTGCTGCAACTGCTCGGTGGTGTCCGTCAAGAACAAGGTTTCTGTCAAGACCGATACCACCGATATTGTGTTTAGTCTGCGCAGCGATAACAGGCCGTAATACACCGTGCCTAAGCACTGACTGCTCTAAGTCTCTCATCTTGTAATCAATATTGCCGTTCAGTTGGTCGTCTGTAAGGTTATGCCAGTCAAACTCATGCTGCGTTGGAGCAAAGTGGTTCTTAAATTCTAAGGGATGAAGGATGTTATGAGCACGAACCCAAATCTTGTCGCCGTGGTTCCAGAGCGGTGCCACAACTGCGCGACGGTTGTTTTGCAATGAATAGTTAAAACGCTCCATATGCTGGGTATCACGCTTGGTAAGGCGGCTATCAAGAGGCACACCGCCGCTACGTGTGTTTAAGTAGACCATATGAGTACCTTCTAAACCTTCCTAGAGCGTCGAATAGCATTTCTTACCCATAATCTAGCATCTTTTAATTCATCTTTAGAAACAGGTTGAGTAGTGTCCATAAGATAACTAACATCTGCAACGCCTCTACCATGTACGTAACTTGACGGCCACTCTGGATTGTACCCAAGATTATTTTCTTGCCATTCCGATGGGTCCCTATCGGGAAGAATAAGTCCGGCCTTAATGGCTCTTTCCACTAAGGGTCTACTGTTGCTAGACAGACTACTTGAGTGGGTAATTGGACCTAAATCCTTGTACCTATTAAACAATAGTCCCAAAACCGTAGGGACATGAGTTCCGTGAGCCAGCGAACGGTCAGCCATGAGATAGTGAACCACAAGAGGATCGTGCTCACTAACACTATTGCCGCTATCGGTTTCTGACTCAAGGTCAATCGTAGGGTGATACTCACCAACGTAATCAGTATAAACAGGAGTTTTGCTTACTGCGAAAAACTGTGATCCACTCCTGTTGTATAAGTGGCGCTGTCTATACTCAATAGTCATTTTTCATCCCAAGGCACTTCAGAAATAGTCCAACCGTCATCTGTAACTTTAGTACTTGTATTCCTATGGCGACGCTGCATCTTACGGATGTGCTTGGTGTGATCACTCTCATGTACACCAACCCAGTCATTAGGCAACGGTGTAGGTAACGGCTTACGAGCATTAACATGCATCAAGTTAAAAGCAGGCGACGGTACCAGCAGCGACAATCGGGAATAGGAACCGGGATGGATCCATTTAGGTACCTCTACATCGTTTTGGTACGCAATGGTCTTGTTAGCGCCCAGTGCCTCTACGGCCTCGTCAACCTCTTCGGACTCCCAGTCAGGGATATTTCTACGGTTTGATGACGAAATTGCCGTCTTGGTAGGAACGCTGAATCCGTGGCGTTGAAGCATTACCTTCTGTGCAGCGTTTGCGGTCCAATCGGTAAACACGTTTGGGTGAACCTCAACGTGGTCAGCAAACTGTAAGGGGTTACTCCGGTACCCCTTTTCAAGGGAATGCTTCATGTATCGGGAAGTTTCTTCATAGCCAACGTGCAAAAGGGGAGCATGGATGAACGTGCGGTACGGGCGATCAGAGACGTGGTACACACGCTCCTTGGGCAGGTACTCAAATTCAGTGTCATCCCAAGGTTCCTTGAAATATTGGAAACTTTCGGCAGTTCGGCGCAGGCTAATAGGCATATGAGAGTCCTCTACAGGTTGTGCTTGTCCCAAAGTTTGTCAACGCTGTTGCGCGCCTTTTCTGCGTGCTCTTCCTTCAGACCCTTAGGAAGTTCGGGAGCGGGACCCATACCAGCACGGTGACGTGCGTATGCCTCCGCATATACCTTCTTTTCCTTATGAACAAGTTTTCCAAGCCACTCATGGACGACAGGATGTAGTTCTCCAGATACAGCACGTTCCTGAGCAGTACTTGCCTGCTGATCACGGTTCAGTTTGTCAATGTGAGCCTTGACAAGCCTTCCGTGAAGCGGACTGACACCCCAATCCGTAACTGGCCTGTTGTTCCTGCGCTCAGTCCTGAGAATATCCGCTTGATGTTCTCTCCAAATAATAGTGTCTTTATATGACTTTTCTGAATTAATACCGGCAGCAAGCGCCTCTCCACGAGGAGAACGCTCCGGTGTGCCTGTGGGGGTACCACCGAACTGATCTGTCTCTGGCACAAGATCGGGGAACATGGACAACTGAACACGCTCACCATCAATAGCCTTCATGCGTGTACGCCACTCATCACGGTGTGGGTGTTCGCCAGTCACAGGATCGGGATGAGAAATAGCGTGCATCAACATCCGCTGCGCTGCACCGATATCTGTGGCGATATCCCGCTTACCGTCAACAAGGTCACTCTTCAAGACACCAGCCAGCCGTGCGGCTCCGTGAGCAGTTGAGTCAGGAACTACCTTGCCAGAAGAGAAGGTTTCTGCACGAGCCTGCTCAAATAGTTGCGGCCCAAGTGCAGAATGGGTTGAGAAGTATTCAGGACGGTAAGCCCACTGTCCTTTACCATTGGTGTGAAGTAGACGATAGCCTTCAGCACTACCTTCTGCTACTGGAAGTGACATGTCGTGGATGGGAATAGACTCAAGTTCTGACAGTCCACCACCGGCCCGATAACGGGCTGCAAGTTGCTTGGATACATCAGAATGCGGATCAAGCGCTACACCCAACCTTGCCGACTTATCATTCTCAAGCATTTCGTGGCGGCCAAGGTCGTTCTGGAGCGAGTGCGCTGACTCGTGGACCAAAGCGCCACGCTTGTCATCCATAGAATCAAGCCTGCCAGCCTTATACCTAATGTTTTTACGGGCTGGATCGTACTGACCACCAGTATTTCTTCCTAATTCATGTGCTCCGTAGAAACGCATATAGTCTGAATCAGACTCACTGGCTACACGTACACCGGCTTCCTTGATATCTGCAAGAGGCATAGTGCTGCCAGCAATAGCGTCCCTAACCTCGTTAGTTGGACCCATGCGCCCACTTTGAGCGTCATGCTTGTCAACCCATTCACCAATTTTTGATCTACCAATAGCAGCGTCATACCCATAGTGACTCTCAACAACACTTTTACGGGTCTGGGACGGGGTCATCAGCCCCTCTAGGGGCAGCACGTATTGGCCGTTGTCCTCCATATGAGGCTCATCGCCGCCGCCACGCCTTCTGCTAACGACCATTAGAATCTCGTGTTTCCGGTAGACGAGTGACCTGCTGAGTTGTTACTCGTGTTGGGTAATTCGTATACGACGTTAGATCCGTCTACTAATGACGCCACTAAGGAACGACCTGACACGACCCTTGGGGATCTCGGGTCGGGGGATTCCGTGAGGGGATGCCCAGTCTTCACCTTCCTCCTTGGAAGGGCGCTGACCAGAGCCTTCTGGATACGCACCCTTAGGAAATGGGCGAGGAATGGGACCGGCGTGGTCGGCTTCCGTGTAAACATCATCATTGTCCCGATTATTAGTCATGGTTTATATGATATCAGTAGTCTGTGTGGCTGTTGTGTGCTCGCCTGAATTGATAGTTACGGCCAGCAAAATGCCCAGATACGGACGAACTTCCGCTCAGATCGTGCCAAATACTCCGTATAGAGGATGGATCTGTAGTGCGTAATTCTTCTGCATTTGTAGCCTTAGTATCTGGATCTAAGTGAATTTTTCCAGATCTAAGTTGTTCATTAATATCACTATGATGCTTAGAAACCAAATCATGTAGGTGCTCTGGACCTTCATACTTAAAGTCGTCAACATCTTTAAGCGAGTTAAAGTTAGTAAGCGGAATACCACCCTGCTCTACACCGAAATGAGTGAGTCCCCAACCGTACAGGTTTGAACGATCTCGCTCCCTCTGCATAAGTTCTACATGGGTTAGAGCGCCAGACTCGTGTGGGAACTGTAATACTAAAGAGTTAGTAATACTGCCGTGCGGACTGTCTGATGTCCAAAAATCGGGACGGTTAGCCCATCGGTCAAAATGGGGTACGGCAGGCAACCGCTTACCGCCAAGCGCTGCGTACGTCCCCCCCAGTTCAATACCAGCCTTTTCCTGCAAATTCAGGAAATGCTGTCGGAATTGATGAGAATCAAATGCTTCAGGTGTGGGCATGTCTAACTCCTACCACCGGGGCGGTTTCTGGGCGATATTAAAAGCGTTATTGGGTCCACTGATTCTTCCAAATACACGGCGTACGCCACGGGATCCACCTGACCATGCTGTCTGAACCGGTTAGGGTCAAAATCCTTGTGGACGCTCATTTACATGCCCTCCAAATCCAGTTTTAACTGGTTTTCATCTACTCCACGCTTACGCCGTTTACCGGCAGTAGAGGTGAGTGCGTGTTCGATACGGTCATAGTTGGCTAGAGGAATGTTGCCGGTACGGTTGACGTGGCTACGAGCGAGAGAGTAAAGCCGTTGCATTTCTGGAGACTTCTCTTTAAACAGTTTCGGATATCCAGAAACGCTCATACCCTTAGGTATTCCGCTGTAGCGGTCGGCGTAGCCGTCTGCAATCCCTTCCACAATAGGATCAGCCGTTCCACCCTTGAACTCAACACCACGCTGCTTATCGTCGTTTGCGGATTCCATGTGTTCCCAATACTGGGGATGTGACTGCCAATGCTTGGCATGACCAATTTCGTGAGCCATTGTCCGTTGCCAAATATGGGCTTTATTAGGATTCACTAAATCTGTGTAGTTGACAACAATGCGCCCAGATAAACCATTACCAATTGTTCCGAACGCAGCGCTTGCGTCGTAATCCTTCTTTAGGGCGATCTTCATATCCATATCGTTGAGGTCGGCAAGATGCTGAAGAGGAATTTTCGACGCAATAATCGGCATAGCAGCCCGTGCGTACAACTTCCCTAACGCTTTGCGCATATCTGGGGAAGCGCTTTCTGGCATCTCGGGGAACAACTTTGCCGTGAGATCAATACGACGATTGGCGCTAATCGGGTCATCGATCATGCCGGTACCGGTATTAGGGTGGAACAACTGGCCCCTACCCTGCTTATCCCAATAAAAACCGTGCTCGTCCGGTGTGGGTTCCTCGTCGTAATGTGCCTCTTCAGTCACGATCTATCTTCTTTCCCATACCGTTCCCTAGCCATTATATATCAAGGTTTTTATCTTCAGTGAACTGGAACCGCTTACGTGGATCGAAATAACCATGCTTGGTATCTGCTATGTCGTCAATGTGCTTGCCAAGCACTATTCCACTTTTTCCAACACCATACGAGAAGTGGGAGCCAGTAATAATGGGAGGATTACTGCGTATTTGAGCACGTTTAAATAAACCAGTTTCAGTTACTTCGGGATCAACCTTTAATGATCCCCCCTTTAATCCTTGCCGTATCAAATTAATATGGTCTTGGATTGCGGCACCCAAATGATGTGGACCCTCCATTGGTATACGGTCATCATCGTAGCCCCGGTAAACCTGTTCTCCGTGCCGATCTTGAACGCCCCACGTAAAGGGTGGGGCCATCGTCCATGAGGGACGATTGGTGCCAATTCCTCTACCCTCCATTAACATTTCCGTAACAAGACCGTTTTTATGGGCGAGATGAAAACCTAGGGTTTCTTCTTCTGGATTTGTTTCGTCATCTGAAAAATATCCGTAATCACCCGCTTCAATAGGGTAAAGGCGACCTCCCACTCGGACATGCCGTGGGGTACGGAAGTTTATGCCAGCCTCAACTTGAGCGCGAGTAAACAGGTGAGTCATATTTTCAGGGCTGTATGGCATCCCTCGTCTGGGTCCAAGCATGTGAGTCACTTCCGATCAAATGAGGGAACGGTACCAATCATTATACTGATGATTGGTACCGTATGCAGGTATTAGATGCCGGGAAGTCGCTCTCCAAAAAATGGGGCTAAATCGTGCTCCCTCTCCTTATCCCTGCCCAAAATCCTTCTTAAATGTGACTTAGCAAGGTGAAGATCGTTTTCTGGCACTGTGTGTTTGTCTAAATCAAACTTGACACCCATTATACTACCCAAATTATCAGCCGCTCGGTTATTGGTCCAATCCCACCCCGGCATCCAAGTGGTAGATAACGTGTCGCTAAAATCGTGGTTGTTAATTTGTTCAGCGTGAACATTTCTGGGATTAGGAATAATAAGCCCACTCTGTAATCCACGCTTGGCTAGGCGGGAACTAAAGTGTGAGAGGTTTCGATCTGCTGTCAGGGGTGACAGTTCACGGTGTGCCATAGCCAACAACATGGGAACAGCATGCCGCATATTAGGGTGTGCGAACGCCGTAACGTAATTACCGGGCTTTACAGAAAACAATGTTTCTGGATCTGGGTAATCACCGTAACGTTCTTGGGCACCGTGGTCGTCAAACATCCATGAAGGCGATACTTCCATGCCGTGCTTGTCTCTGTTATAAAAATTAGTCCAGATATCTGGGTGCTCTACAGACACGATTGCTGCATAGTGCCGAGCGAGAGTGTCACCCTCTAGCGGCTTTCCTATAGCGGCATATTCCGTAGTACCCCTAAGGATGCTTTCAGCATGGGGAGCGGGTTGGACGTTTCTCAAATATTTGATCATTACTGACCCCTTTTACGGTGTTCAGAGATAATAGAGCGCAAATGGTGTCGGGCCGCTGCCACTTCTATCGATGGAACACGGTCCTCAATTGGATGGAATGACCTACCGGTAACAACGCCCCTGCTGGTATCCAACAACCCATGCTCTTTCCGCAGTTCAGGCGGCTCGTAGACGATGTTGCTCCAATTAGAGGCTGCTGTGGTATCTGCATACGGATTCTCTGGGTTCGGAACGACCAGCCCACGCTCCTGCCCCCACTTGGCTAAACGTGAACTGTGCTTGGAAAGAATTTCGGATGGCTGAAGCATTCGGTGCTCCATATGGGCCATAGCGAGCAAAGTGGGCATCGTGTGGCGCATATTAGGATGTGCGTATGCGCTAAGAATAGTTCCCGGTATATGCGTAAACAGCGTGTCAGGCTCTTCAAACTCCAGATCGTCAGGACTGCTCTCAGGAATAAGTCTCCGCAAATGCTCCCGATGTTCCCAAGAGTGAACAACAGACTGGTTCGATGACCAAGTGGCGTTTTCCCAGTTAGTGATGGAGGTCGGCGCAGATACCTGCAACAGTGCAGCGGGACGGTTACCGGTACCGTATGTGCCATCATGCTGGCGTACCCCACGATTACTGACTGCCGCATACCAAGACGAGGCCGTACCGTGCTTGGCGCTACCTGTCCGGTTTCTTAAATACATAGTCACGGTATGTCCTTTGCAAAAAAAATTTGATACACACACTGAGTGATGAAGCGCACTACTATCAGTCACAAAGAGTGAATATGTATACCCATATTAGTGTATTGAACGCGGATCTACAAGAAACTCTTCTTCTGGACGACGACTCTTCCCAACAGTACGTGTACGTACACCGTGCTCCAGAAGCGATACCCCCCGTACCGAACCGGGTTCCTGTTTCCATACCCTGCCGGTAGGACCGCTGTACGACGGCTTTGCAAACGAGCGTGCTACGAACCTGTCGGTAGTAAACGACTGTGGATAATCGGGAGCAAGATCGGCCAGTTCCAGAGGTGAACGCTTGTCGCCACGGTACAATGGCAAGTCATTGGGCCTGCCGTGTATGCGCATGTTGGCATCAAAGGCAATAATGTTCTTGGCTACAGCATTCGGTTGCCCCACAAGGAATGACCGGTGGTCGGAAGCCCATCGCCGTAATTGGCGGTCAAACGGCTCTACCTTCAACTCTTCCATGTTTACGGGTCTATGCCACTTACCGTAGTACTCAGCAGCCTCGTCCGGTGACAACACTTGCCCCTCAGAATTACGCACATGACCGGTCAGTGCCTGTCCCAAAGACATTCCATGAAGTCTGGAGAACTGGTGGCTAAGAATAATGGGTTGCATTTAGCGCCACCATTCCATACCGGGCAACGGGGTGCCGTGCGGCTTGGACTCCTCCTCAACGGGCTTGTTCCTGCGCAGCAGGTGCCTGAGGTGGTCCTTTGCGGCAAACACGTCTAGATCGGGCATCTTGTCATCCTCCCAGTCCCAATCGTCATTACCGATCATGCCACGAGCATTCGTGGGCTTATCGTTCTCATCATCCCATGACGGCGTCCACACACTGCTTGCCCAAGCGGAATCAAAGTTCAGGCCGTTAGTCGGGCGGTTGCTGGGGTTTGCCCTGTTTTGAACAATCAGACCCATGTCCATACCACGCTGTGCCAAACGGGAACTGTAGATAGATAGACTGTTGGAAGGTTTGAGCATTCCAAAATCTCTGTGCGCAGCGGCCAACAGGGTCATAATGTGTGGGCGCATATTGGGATGGGCAAACGCCCTTTCGATAGTGCCCGGTTCGTGCCTGAACAACACGTCTGGGTCGTCTCGCATCTGATACGCATTGTTATGTGAATGTGCTTCACGCTCCGCATCCTCCCAGAGGGCTGAAGGTCGCTTTCCACCGCTATCAAATGCGGCATTGATCTTGGGGTGGTACACCTCTATGGTTGCAGCCTCACGGGTCGGAAAACGGTGACCAACCGTGTCCTCTGTGGGGCGACCGATAGCGGCATAAACAGTCGCACCGTGCGGATTACCGGCCCAGTCACGGGTTGCCTCTCGCCGACGAAGATAACGGATCATAGTCTCAGTTGACATCCTTCCATGTATGGTTCTTTTCGGTAAAGCGTGATCCCTTCCCGAGATCGAAGGAGCCATGTGCCAAGTTGGACCATAATCCGTACAAGGATCCATGAATAGTGTTCGGATTAGCATTTGCGTACTTGGTCTGCATACGTAACTGGAGTTCACCATAATCAATAGGATTTTTATTTTTACGTAAGTGTTCGTCCACTGCATTGAAGTGCCTGCCTAGCAGCGCCCGTAGATGCACAGGGTTGTCGATAGTGAAGTCCGTAGAATCAATGGCTTGGTCCGTCTCACCCGTCATAGTAAATTTCAACGGGTTCACAACCGTACGGAGACGTACATGAGCCAGTCCCTCGTTCTCACGAACATGATAAAGGGTCAGATCGGAACGCAGTCCGGTTTCGTGAGGGATCTGTACATGGAGCATTCCGTGCCGTGCCCCACCCGAGGCATAATCCTCACCGGGGGCGACCACTCTGTTGCGTTCCTGTTCTACGATATAGCGAGAGCCACCGGGAATGGTTGGGATATGAATACCACCGATATTCATGCGACGAGCGTCCATATCGATGCCCAACTGGTTCCTGAAGGTCAACAGGTGACCCCTGAAACGGTCAGCAAAGTCACTTCTACGGGGATCAAGCACCATGCTCGTACCTCATTTTTTCAGTGAACTTCATGTTGTTCGTCATGTCAAATGTTCCCGTAACCAACTCACTGGGACCGAACGTCTTAGCACCTACGTTATGGACTCCCAGCGCCCTGCCACGATGAACACTGTCGGTGCTGAGGTCACGGATTCTTGCAATACGCTCATAATCCTCAGGTTCCTCACGGATGCGTTCGTTCAATGACTTGAAGTGTTCTCCCAGCAGCGCTCGCAGTGATTGTGCTGACGAATGAATGTCAAAAGCACTGCGATTATGTATAGTCGTGTCGATTGGCTTGACCCTATTACTCAGCGGATAGGTGCTCGTATTCACACTGGCAAGGGCAGTACCCTCCTTGGGACGTACATGTCCGATGAGTAGGGCGGTACGGTGCCCCGTCTCGTGCGGAATCTCCACGTTGTATTCCCCGTGATACGGAGTCCCAACCTCAATGCTCAGTGGTGTCTCTCTCCCACTGTTGTCAACATCGTAGTGGTGAGTACCAGAAATGATGGGAATACGATAATTACCCAGTCCTAGGTGCCGCTCCCCGATGTCCAGATCGAACATGTTCGTGAAATTGGTAAAATGTTCCCTGAACCTGTCAGGAAAGTCACTCCGACGTGGATCTAGCACCATTTGTGTCTCCCAAAGCGGTATGCACGTATATCACCATATTAGCCGACCGACCATTCCCGCAGACAGGAAAGTTGCCGAAATTACCCTAAAAACACCCGGCATAGCCAAATATGGCTCAAAAACACCCGAAAATGCCCGAATATGCAAAAATCATAGGCTCTAAGGCACTATTTCTAGGATTTTCATAGAAATTGCTCATAGGGCACTACTTTGGTGCATTTTTCATATCGCCTATACACGTCCCCTAGGGCATCTGCGGGAATGGTCGGATCTTAATGGTGGGGGGTGTCTGCGGGAGGGGTCGGGCCACCGGGGACGCCGGTGCGCTGCGGCGCTCGCCCACGGGGCATGTCGCCGTATGGGAACGGCACATGGGGCACGAAACCGGGCTATGGGTGGCTCCTACTCACCAGAGAGAGGACACACACCAGAGGCCCACGTTTCGGTGGCATGTGGAATACCTATGCACTCGCATGCATGGCATGTTGCATATCCATACAGACCTATGCATTGGTCACTGCACTACTCAGAATGCAACCTCGTGCGAGACTTTCTGCACACATGCGTAGGGCAACATGGGTGGTTCGACCTGTGTGAGTTGCTACTGGGCTGTGGCTCTGTGTGCTCTCGCTGCTGCTGCTGCTGCTGTGTGCCTGTCTCCTGTCTGTCTCTCTCTCCTGTCTCGTGGGTCATCCCCCCGGCCCCGGTTTCGGGGACCAGTGGGAATCCCACACGGTGGAATGTGTGCTCAAATATGGATTTGCCACGAGAGGTGTCTGTGTGGCTTTCTCACATGCCGTTCTGGATCGTCGGCTGTACGCATGCTTCCCCTCCATGTGCTCCTCCATATGGGGCTTACAGAGGCCTCTCATGGGATTTCCATATCTCCCTTAGCCCCGAATTCGGTGGCCCAGAAATGCGAAAGCCCCCGGCCCTGTGTGGACCGGGGGCTTTGGGGCTGTGGGGCTGGTCAGTCCTTGCTGGCCGTCTTCACCATCTTGGCGGTGACGGCATCGGGAGTCTCACCGGTCTTGGCAGCGAGCGCCAGTGCGACGGTGGCGACACTGGCGTGCAGTGCGACCATCTGCTCTGCGGTGATGCGGTCGCCGTAGTAGCGAGCGTCACGCAGTTCGCTGATCGCCCAGTTGCGAGCGGCGACTGCGGTCTTGAAGTACTCCTTGCGGCCGTACTTGTCGGTGACCACGAGTTCACTGCCATCGACCGTTGCCGCCTTTGCGATGCGCTTGGCCTCACGCTCTGCCTTGGCTGCTGCACGCTCCTCTGCGGCGATCTTGGAAGCCTTGGAGGTGCCGTTCGTCCACTCCACGGGAGCAGACGGGAAGCAGACCGAACAGAGGATTTCGCCGTGCGCTTCGACCGCATCGGCCTCCGTCATTCCCGACAGTTCGGGGAGCCATGCGAACGTGGTGGACGACAGGCAGGTGTGGCAACCCATGTGGCTGTGGACGTGACCGGCCGACGAGGTGACGAGGAAGAAGCGCGACCAGCGGTGCTCCACGAACAGGGCGGCGAGCGGCTGCATGTCCTCACGGATGCGAGCGATCTCCGCGTCGGCTGCATCAGCGGCGGCGCGGGCCTCCTGCTGGCGGTGGAGGTTGTACGACTCAGGGGCGACGTACGCACGGGCCGCGTTACGGGTGCCGCTCCACGCTCCACGGCGGTCCTGCGTGTGACCGGCAATGCGGTGGAGGGTGGCGTAGGCGTTGGCCCACTTGCGGTTGGCGTTGAATGCCTCACTCTCCAGCGCAGCGAGGGCCGTGTCGGTGGCGAGGGCGAGGGTGTGGATGTCGGTGGTGGTGGTGTGTGTCATGCCGGGGAGCGTATCGGGCAATGCGCTCACCACAACCTCAGTGCGCAGATTTCTGGCTCGAGACTCAGCAGGCGCTGTGTTGGCCTGTGGGCATATCGGGCTATCAGCAGAGCGTGAGCACGTTTGCGTGGCTCTGAGCGCATTCTGGAGGCCTCTCCGTCAGGCCTTGCCCTTGTCCTTGTCCTTGCGGACCTGCTCCCCGGCGGCCGTCAATTTGGCGGCGAACGCATCGACCGGGCTGGTCCGCTTGGTCTTCTTCTTGGGTGTCTTCTTGGGTTCAGTCATGGCCCCGAAATTACAACAGCCCCACCCCCGTGCTGGGGATGGGGCTGCGGTGCCGGGATGGCTCAGGCGCTGCGCTTGGCGACCTTGGCCTCTGCGAGCAGGGCGAGCGTCTCAGGGCTGTCTACCCAGCCCTCCACCTTGCGCACGCACACCGGGCCGACACCACGAGACACGCTGACTGCGTCCTCCAGCGCCTTGCGGCAGAGGCCACACTCGCCCGTGATCGAAGCGTACGCAGCGAGCGCTGCCTGAGGGTCGGCGGCGATGACGGCGAGCGCCTCGCTGATCTTGCCCACGTACCGCTGGCCGGGCCGCTGCGAGCCGTACTTGGTCTGCTGGCCGTAGGCAGCGCCGTCGGACACGAACACCCAGCCAGCCCACTTGCCGGTGGTCACGTTGCGCACGGACACCTTCAGACGGGTGTCGCCGTTCGGCACTGCGTAGTGGCCGGTGGGCAGGTTGCTGATGTCGATTCCGGTCGGTGCCGGGGCTGCGACCGTCTCGCCGGTCACGGTGGCGACGAGGGTGGTGAGCGCAGCGGTGGTGGCGGCGGCGAGGTCACGGTTGCCCTCGTTGCAGACGGCCGTCACGTCGGCCATGAGCGCACCAGCGGTGGCGAGCACGTCAGCGGTGAACGCTGCCGGGTTGGCATCGTGCAGGTCGTTCAGGCGGTTGGCGAGGTCGGCCACGGGCTGGGCGAACTTGGACACGCACTTCACGAACATGTTGGTGGCGCTGGTGATCTGCCCATCGGACAGGCGGCGGTTGGGCTTGGCCTGACGGGCGAGCGACACGGCGAAGTCGGACCAGCCCTGCTGGGCGAGCCATGCGACGAGCGCCTCGTACGAGGCAGGGGCGACGACGGTGGACGGGGAGGTGGTGGTGGTGGTCATGCCCACGAGTCTGGCAGCGAGGTGAGCGCATACCAACCTCAGTGCGCAGATTTCTGGGCGTACCGGGATATGAAACGGGCCACCCCCGATATGGGAGTGGCCCGTCGCTGGTATGGCACTCAGCGAATCACGAGACGAACCTGCGGAGCACGGCCTCCATGACCGACTCGCTGGGGACCGTCACGTCGGGGTTGCCGATGTTGATGGCATCGGTGATCTGGGCCTTGGTCTGGAGCACGTCCCAGAGGTCCATGTCGAACGACGGCTCGCCGTCTGCGTAGGCGGTCTGGAGGACGTGGTAGTTGACCGTCTCGCCCCGGTCAGCACGGGCCTTGCTGAGATCGTCGCAGCGGAGCGTGCGGCCTGCGGCCTGAGCGATGGCACCGGCCGACCATGGCAGTTGCACGAACAGCGTGTCGCTGGCTGCGGTGAGCGTGACGGCCTGCGAGGCTGCGGCCAGTTGGGCGAGGATGACGTTGTACCGGCCAGTCTGGAAGCCTTCCTCTGCGTCACGGCGGCTGGCGGCGGTGGACGAACCGTTGATCTCGCACACACGAGCGCCAGCGTTGAGGAACGCAGCGGCGAGGGCCGTGTACACGGAGCGGTGCTCGTAGAACACGACGATGCTCTTGCCCTCGTCCAGCAGGGGCTGGGCCAGTTCGACGGCCGCATCGACCTTGGCGAGGCCTGCGTACTCACGGAGGCGCATCAGTTCAAGGATGACCTGCGCACGCTCTGCACGCCACGCTGCGTCCACGCCCTTCTGCTCACGCACCCAGTCAAGGAAGTTTCGCTTGATGCGGTCGTACGTGCGCATTGCATCGTTGGCGACGGCGAGGGGCTGCACGAGCCAGCCGAAGCCGGGGAGCATGCCGGGGTCCATCTCGCGCTTCTCACGGCGCACGTAGCAGGTGCTGCGCAGGTTGTGGTGGAGGTCAAGCAGGTTGGCGAAGCCGTCGAACGAGTAGCCGTAGCCGTTGTTGACCGGGTTGCAGTACCGCCACTTGAAGGCGCTCAGGGTGCGAGCAGCAACGCCGTCCTTGGCGGCAACGGCCTTCACGAGGTCGTCCCCCCCGGCGATGCGAATCTGCATGAGCGCCTCAATCGGGCGGTTGCTGGTGAGCGTGCCGGTGGCGACCACGACGGCACCGCCACGGCTGCGCACGTCCTCTGCCACGGTGAGCATGACGTGACCACGGAGGTTCGGCTCGCCTGCGTTGCCCTTGTCACGGTGCGACTCGTCACGCACCACGAAGTCGATGGTCTGGGTGAGGGCGTTGGCGGTGTAGACCTTCTTGCCGTTCACCTTGGCGGTGTCGCAGAGCCACGCCTGAAGGGTGCGCGGGTCGTCGCCCATCCACACGATGTTGGCATCGGCCGGGACGGCGGTCGGCTTGTGACCGAAGGCCTTGAACATGCGGAGGCCGGGGAACGTGGCGGCGAGTTCACGGACGTAACCGGAGTAGTTGGCGACCGGGGTGACGATCAGCGCACGGGTCTTGCTGTGGATGGCGAGCAGGGCGAGCAGGACACGGGTCTTGCCCATGCCCATGTCATCTCCCAGCACGAGGCCACGGCGGCGGCTGATCACGTCGATGCCTGCCTTGATGGCTGAGTACTGGTGGGGGTAGAGCGAGCCAGCGATGAGGCCGGGGATGTCGAACGGCTCGCAGGCAAGCGACTGCGATGCGGTGACGACTGCTGCGATGTCGTCAGCGGTCGGCTTGGGCTGGGTGAGGGGCTGCTGTGGTGAGGTGAAGAGTGCCATGACCCAGAATCTAGCCACGGGCTGGGCCGTTACCCACCCCAGTGAGCCGATTTCTTGGCCCGATGAGCAGAAATAGCCTCTGACCTGCGGAAACGTGCTCACTATGCGAAAGACCCTGTTGAACACTGGGTTTCTGACGATTTCACCCCCTCTGAGCAGGGCAAATGCCGATATCAGAGAATCGTCATTTCGCTCAGGATCGACGTGGTGAGCAGAAATGGGTGCGTAGTGCGCAGGATTCGTGCGTGGCTCTGAGAGCGAAATAGAGGCCTCTCAGGGAGAGATCATCCCGTATCCCCATATGCAACCTGTTTGTGGGATTTCTTTGTCTGCGGGAGGCGTCGGTGCGACGAGGCCGGTTAACGGGAGAGGCCCACCCCGTTGGGGGTGGGCCTCAGTCACCGCTCCCCACCACAAGGAGCGTGGGTGGTGTAGGTGGGGGTCATCTCCTGAGCAGTCGTTCGGGCTGGAGCGCCGCCTCCCAGCGAGCGCACTCGTCGCAGCGGTGAGAGTCGATGCTCGTCGTATCGTCGGTGATGCCCACCGTGTGGGACCACCGCCTCGTGTGTGCCTTCAGGGCACGGAGGCTGCGGAACGACTTGGACAGGCGGTCGCAGGAGTCGCACTCCAGTAGGTATCGCATCGTCATAGCGGCACCTCCTGCTGAGAGAGCGAGACACGCATACCCCGGTATCGATTGCCCAAGGCCCGAATCACGGCGAGCAGGAGGTCGTCGTTGTCAGGGTGGCGAATCGTCAGGGTGCTGTCCCCGAACAGGCGCATGTCCTGCGTGACGAGGCTGAACTGGCCGCTGTGCTCGTCCCAGTACGAGGACAGGACATCGGCTGGCCCGGTGAGCGTGAGGTCGATCATGCCGCCACCGCCACCGTGCCGTCGCCGTCGCAACGCTCGCAACGCTCCCCGTTTTCAATGCCGTCTACGTCCGGTTGGCCGTCAGGGTGGTAGCCCAGCCCCTTGCAGGACGGGCACTCCTGCGGTGCGTCCGACACCTCCAGACCCACGAGGTTCATTGCGACGAACGGGTCCAGACTGATGCGCACGTAGCCGTCGTACGAGAAATATACGAGGTCGGGGTCGCAGCCCAGCATGGCGACGAGGGCGGCGGTGAGCGCCTCGTGGTTGCCCTCCAGTGCCGCACGTCGAACATCCGATGCCTTGCGCTGCTCATCGAACAGCGCACGGTCAGCGATGCGCTGGGCCTCTTGCGCCGCTGCCTGTGCTGCTCTCACGGCGAGGAATTCGGGGATGCTGTTGGCGATGCAGCACTGGATGTCCCGGTTGAGGAACGTGCGCGACCAGTCGCTGATCTGCCCATCGGGCAGCAATACCTGAACCTTCACGGAGTCCGTTCCTGTGCTGGTGATGATGGCATCGTTGGTGTTCCACCGCCTGCCGACGATGAACACCGCCTGAGGGTGCTCAGAGATGACCTTGCGGATGTCGTTGCCTTTCATGCTGTTGCCTCCAGTTGGCGTAGTGTCGAAAGATCGACGGTGGTGTTGAGGTCAGTTCCGAACGTTCCGATGACGTAGAAGTTCGTTTCGGGGTCAATTTCGACGGCGTTGAGAGTGGAAGTGCCGGTGGGCTTCCAGTCAACGTTGCTAGCCACCACGGTGACCATGTGGCTGATGTGGTACGTCTTCAGCACGCCCTCGTTCGTGAGGGCCGTCCAACGGTTGCCCACCGGGAACGACCACATGACTTGTGTCATGGCAGTCGATTCCATGAGGCCGGGGATGGTGGTGAGGCCGGTGTTCATTCGCCTGCCTTCCAGTTGAGCACGGTCCCGAATGCGACCTGCTCCATAGCCTCGTCAAAGCCGCAGTCGGAGCAGATTTCCGTGGTGTTGTCCAACCGGGACAGGGCACCGGGGTACTGACCGGCGTAGACGCTGTTGGGGATGAGGCCGTTGCAGCGAGGGCAGATCGGCTTTGTGTCTTTGGTGTTGGTGTCCAACGGGGTTCCTTTCGGTGGTGGGAGGTGGACGGTAGCGGCGAGGTGAGCAGATGCCAACCTGCTCACGAGATTTCTTCAGGGCGTTCCTGAGGGCGGTGAGTCATGTGAGAATTCCATGAGAGGCCTCCAGAATGCCCCCAGATCGACGCAAACGTGCTCACGGTCCATTGGGTGCGCAGGTTTCTCTGGAGGCATCTGAGCGCCTCTCAGGAGGGCAGCGGAGGTTCGACGGTGATATCGGGGTTAGAGATGCCCGTATGCATCTCCCGAACGATGGAGACGGCGTGCTCCTGCACGTCCGTATCTGGCTTGTCGATGGGCCACACGGTGATCGATGCGTCGCACGAGGGCATGTAGTCAGCGAGCATCCCGGGAACCGGGATAGCCACCACGGGCTTCAGCATCTCGTTCAGTTCGGGGTTCTCGTGGTCCATGTTGTAGACGACGACATTGCGCCCAAGTGCGTCCTTGCAGGCGATCTTCACGATGTCGCCCATCCACAGGTGGATGATGATGGGGTTGTTGGTGTTCACGGTGTCTCCTCAGACGGGCCAGTGGTAGGGAATGGTGGGCGGCACGGTCGGCCACAGTGGGCCGTAGTGCTCTGGGAACTTGCGGACGAGGTTCGACTGGTGCGAGAGCGTGACTTGATCGTCGTCCAGCCACCACGGTGGGAGAACGTCCCAGCGCTGGACATCGATGTCGGGGAACATCTCACGGACCTTGTCGGCGCACGTATCCCGATATCCGCGATCCGACCACGTCTCGCACATGAGGAGCGTGTAGTGGGCGAGGCTGATCTCGTTGCCCCTCCACATGCGGACGGCCGGGTGGTTCTGCCAGCCCGTACTCAGGCCGGACAGTGTGCGCAGAATCTGGAGGCCTTCGACTCGCTGCTTGCCCAGTCGCTGGCGGTCCAGCAGACCGGCCGTGCTCTGGAAGTCGATGCCGGTGGGCACGAACGTCTGCATC